GGTCGATCCCGGCCGGCGGCAACGTGGAGAAGGCTAGGGCCATCCAGAACCTGCTTGACGGCATGGGCGGGCCGGATGCATCGGCAGCGATGGCGAAGCGGCTGGCTATCCTGGCGAAAGAGGGCACCCCTGCCGACGTGTCGAAATTCATCCGGCGGGGTTGGGGTGCCGCCTCGGTCGACGCCATAAAGGAGGTCTGGATCAACGGGCTTCTGTCGAGCCCCAAAACCCACATCGTGAACACGTCCTCCAACACGATGGTGGCGGTGCAACAGATCTACGAGCGCGCCGCGGCGCGCGGCATTGCGTCCGTGCAGGGTGCAGAGGATTCGGTTGCCGCGGGCGAAGCGGCGGCCATGACCTACGGCATGGTGACCAGCCTTAAGGACGCCTTCCGGCTTTCGTTCAAGGCGATGCGCAGCGGTGTCGGCGGGGCATCGCTCGGCAAGCTCGATCTGCCCAGGCAGAATGCGCTGTCGTCGCGGGCCATTGCCATCGAGCGGGGGGCCAAGACGGAAGCGGACATTCAGGCATTTGCAGACTCCGCAGCGGGCCGCACCGTCGATGTGCTGGGCGAAGCCTTCCGCGTGCCGGGTCGGTTGCTCGTGGCCGAAGACGAGTTTTTCAAGACCATCGGCTATCGCATGGAGCTTCACGCCCAGTCGGTGCGGCAGGCCACGGCCGATGTCCTGTCCGATCCCAAGGTGGCGAGTCTCCCTGTCCAGGAGCGCAGCCGTCTCATTTCCCAAAAGGCGGCGGAGATCGTTGGAAATCCTCCGGAGCACATCCGCATCGCGTCCGCCGATGCCGCGCTCTACAACACCTTCACCAACCAGACCGGAGATTTCGGGAAGCTGGTTCTGCGGGCACGAAATTACGAAAGCCCGCTCAACCCGCTGCCGTTCATCCTGCCGTTCGTGCGGACCCCGGTGAACATCGCGCGCTACGCCTTCGAGCGGACGCCGCTTGCCCCATTGGTCGGGCAGTGGCGGGCCGATATCGCGGCAGGAGGAGCGCGTCGGGACTTGGCCCTTGCCAGAATGTCGACGGGCACCACGGTCATGCTGCTTGCGGCCGATTATGCCGATAGCGGTCTGGTCTCCGGTCGCGGCCCCAAGGACCAGGGCGAGCGCGAGGCGATGATGCGCCAGGGCTGGCAGCCCTATTCCCTCAAGGTCGGCGACAGGTGGTATTCCTACAATCGATCCGACCCGTTCGGCATGACGATGGGCTTCGCCGCGGACCTGGCGGAACTGACCAGACGCGGCGATATCGACCCCGACGATCTCGACGAGTGGCAGGAAGTCGTCGCCGGCGGGATCGCGGCTGTTTCCCAGGGCACGCTGAGCAAGACCTACCTGTCGGGAATGTCCGAGTTCGTCGAGATGATGTCGGACCCGACGCGCTACTCCGCCTCTTACGTCAACGATTTCGTCGGCTCCTTCGTGCCCTATACCTCGCTTGTCGCGGCGGTGGAGACGGCGATCGATCCGACGTCCAGCGAGACCAACACGCCGATGGATGCCGTCCTGCGCCGCCTTCCGATGCTGTCGGAGCGGCTGACGCCGCGCCGCAATCTCTGGGGCGAGCCGATCCGGCAGGAAAGCGGCCTCGGGAGGATCTACGATTTCTTTTCCCCCGTCACATCAAGAGCGATCAAGGATAGTCCGATAGATGCAGAGATCGAGCGCCTTGCCGCGGACGTGCGGCGCATCGGGAAAAAGGCGACATTCGACGGGGTCGACGTCAACTTCCGCGACTGGCCGGAAGTCTACGACGAGTATATCCGCCTTTCCGGCAATGCCCTGAAGCATCCGGCCTGGGATTTGGGAGCCAGGGATTTCCTGGATTCGGTTGTGAGCGGCGACCATCCTCTTTCGGAGGTCTACCAGATCAAGTCGGACGGCAAGGACGGCATGAAATCCGCCTTCATCCGCGGCGAAATACAGGGCTACCGTCGGCTGGCTCAGCAGCGTATCCTAGACGATCCCAAGTTCGCTGGGTTCGCCGCCCACATCGAGGGGCTGAAGTCCCAGGCGCGTGAGCGGAGGCTGCCCGTTTTACAGTGATCCTGCGTGCGATATCCAGCCTTGTTTTTCTCATCGGATCGCTGGCGATCCTCGGCGCCGGCACCATCGCGTGGCTCTATATCGTGGTCGCCCTGGTCAAGAGCCTCGGCTGGCCCGCCGGGATGATCGCCTTCGTCGCGACGCTCTACGGCATCGTTCGGTTTGAATCCTACGTCAAGCTGCCGTGGCTCCTTTGGCTGGAGCTATGGAGCTGGGCCGACGCGAGAATAGCGACCCGGCCCGCGCCGCCGCCCGAGAGCAGCAGCTAACGACCCGGCCGGCGTGAGATAGCGCCTCCAACCATCGCTTCGACCCAAGGCCCTTCGGGGCCTTTTTTATTGGGAACCCCGGAATGACGCTTGATCCGAATTATTCGCAGGCAGACGTAAAAAGATTCTTTGCCAAGGTCGCCCCGGAACCGAATACGGGGTGTTGGCTGTGGGATGGCGCATGGCATCCCATCGGGCATGGCGAGTTTCGATACAAGGCGCGGCCGATTGGTGCCCACCGATTTTCATATCTGGTTTCGAAAGGCGAAGTCCCGGATGGACTTGAGCTTGACCATCTCTGCCGCGTGCCGTGCTGCGTCAATCCGAATCATTTGGAGCCGGTAACTCATGCGGAGAATGTCCGCCGCGGCCACGCCGGTCTAAAAACAGGCGCTCTCAACCGCAGCAAAACACACTGTCGGCACGGGCACCCGTACAGTGGGGACAATCTAATTCTCCAGGACAACGGCTACCGCGTCTACCGCCAATGCCGTGAGTGTCGCCGTCAAATCAACCGTCGTAGCTGGCTCAAGAAAAAGCGAAATGCGTCGGGAGCGTTGCAATGACGATCAACTCATCCAATGCCAAGGTCCAATACTCGGGTGACGATTCCACGGTCGCGTTCCCGATCACGTTCGCATTCTGGGACAATACCGACATCAAGGCGATCCTCACGTCTGCGGCCGGTGTGGAAACGACGTGGGTTCTGAGCACGCAATATACGTTGTCGGGAGGAAGCGGCTCGACCGGAACGCTGACGGTCAGCACCACGCCGACGGACTACACCCCTGCGACGGGCGAGACCCTGACCATCAAATCCGTGCTGCCCTATACGCAGGGGACTTCTCTCCCCAAGGGCGGGGACTTTCCCACAACTTCTGTGGAGCAACAGTTCGACAAGGCCATCCGGCAAATCCAGCAGGTGAAGGAGATAGCGGATCGGGGCATCACCTTCACGGAAACCACGCAGACCACGGGCGTCGTCTTTCCGGAGCCCAGCGCAAACAAGTACATCGGCTGGAACTCTGCCGCGGACGATCTCGAGAACAAGGCGGCGCCGAACGTTGTCAGTGCGACGGCGAACACGCTGGGCGTCGGGGCGGCGGCGACGGCGTCGTTCAATGCGACGACGGGGGTTCTGACGCTCGGGATACCGACGGGGCCGCAAGGCGACACCTACGATACAGCCGTGACCGCCGGATTCAATTCCCTCATGGTCGCCGAGAATATCGCCGTTGCGACCTATTCCGAGTGGGTCATGGCGCGAACCGGGTCGTTCACCGGAGAAGCTGGATATATCGATGTTGCCCCGACTGGTGACGAAGCAATCGTCGACATCCTCAAGAACGGCACGACTATCTACACGACGAAACCGCAATTTGCGATCGCCGCCAACACGTTGACGGCCGGCGTACTTAAAACGGACGGAACCGAGGATTTCGTTTCAGGGGACAGGATCACCTTCAAGGTGACGCAAATCGGCTCGACCGAGCCCGGTGAAGGACTCCGCTTCACCGTAAAAGCAACGATTACCGTCTGATGTTGCTTCAGGTTTTCCAGAGACCTAAATACAAAACGGTCGCCGTAAATTTCGATGGAACGAACGATTACGGGGATCTTGGGGGCGATCTGACCGGAGCCGCGGATGGAGATGAACTGACATTTGTTTTTTCAGTAGATTTTACGGGCGGCGACGGCAACAACATAAAGTTTCTTGTCGGCTCTGGGAAGATTTTTGTATCGAAGGAAGGGGCCGGCATTAATAAAATTAACATCAGCCTGAGTAATGCAGCATCAACCGTACTTACAGACCTGACTTCAACCACGACCTATACATCATCAGATGGTTGGAAGACATTTTTGTTTTCTAAGTCAGGAACAACACTACATTTGTATGAAAAAGATACAAACGTAGCAGACACTCCAGCCACTAACAGTGCTGGCGATATTGATATAACACCAGGGGGGTGGAGCATTACTACGACAGGTCAATTGTTGGAGGCGAATGTTGCTGATCTGTGGTTCGACGCTTCCTACATCGACTTCTCCGTTGAAGCCAACCGCCGCAAGTTTGTCGATTCAAATGGCCGGCCTGTCTACAAGGGCACCGATGGTTCGCTACCGACAGGAACGGCGCCGCTGATTTTTCTGCGTAGAGGAATCGGCGACACCGCCGATAGTTTCCTGACGAACAAGGGAACCGGCGGCGGCTTCACGGTGAACGGTGCGCTGAGTGCGTCGACGAACGGCAATCCGACGGACTAATCCGTCACCAGCCCCACATACTTTGCCAGGACGTAATTCATCGGCACTTCATCGTCGTTGAACACCGGGAGATAGGCGACTCTTTCGGAAACCCCGTAGCCGACAAGCTGATCGAGAAACCACGACGTTCCTTCCTTGGTCGGCCCATCCAAATTTCTGACCGCGTGAATCAAGAATAGAGCATTTGGCCCGGCGGTTCTTTTCACCCCCGATGCGTAGACGAGAACGCAGGCGGAGAGGCACCACCCGGTTGAGTTCACCCGCGTATCGATCCCGTTGGCCCGAATGTATTTCGCAAGCCGGTGGGCGTCGCTCAAACTTCCGCCTTGCGAATTGAGCGCGAGCGTATCCCCCGGCCTCAATTTCGCCAGCGTGTAGTCGACGATCTGTGAATCGATCGGCCCATCGAGATAGACGGTTCCCGCCCACACAGGAATCGGAAACGTCAACGCCGTAAAAACGACGCCGATCCTCAGCGTATGATTGAACACTCAGGCAGGCCCTTCAAAGCCTCACGCCATCCTTGGCGTCGGGAGGTTGAAAGCCTGCCTGAGAGACAGGTCGAGCGTATTCCCCAAAGAGGGTCTTTTATTCCGCCCGCCTCCCGACATGGAGGAGGGGCTTGGCTCTAACGGGCCATCATTGAACGGCCAGCGGTTCCGATTCCCGGTCGCTGGCCGTCTCTCAGGATGAGCTTTCACACTCAACCGTGAGTATAGCGCCTCGTTTCTCTACCCGGCAACCCGCCGCCACAAGCCCCTGCATCTGCGGGGGTTTTTCATTTTGAGGTAACCCTGTGACCCTCGCCTCCACCACCGCGAAAACAAGCTATGCCGGGGATGACAGCACGGTTGCGTTCACCACCGGCTTTGCCTTTCAGAAGAACGCCGACGTGACGGTGATCCTTCGTTCTTCGGCCGGGGTTGAGACAACCTGGGTCGAGGGCACGCAGTACACCTTGACCGGGGCTGGGGATGCGGTCGGCGGCACCGTCACCGTCGATACGTCGCCAACCGATTACACCCCGGCCACCGGGGAAACGCTGGTCATCAAGCGCATCCCGACGCTGACCCAGGATTCCTCCCTGCCGCTCGGCGGGCCGTTGCCGTCGGACGATGTGGAAGACGCGCTCGACCGCCTCGTCATGATAACGCAGTCCCTGGACGAGCGCCTGGACCGGGCCTTGACGTTTGCGTCGACGTCGACGGCTACCGCAACGACGTTTCCCGATCCCTCGGCGAGCAAAATACCGGCATGGAACGCGGCGGGGACGGCCCTGGTCAACACCGCGTTCGCCGACATCTCCGCTTTGATCGACGCCGTTTTCAGCGGGCTCGCGACCAACGATTTCATCCAGTACGACGGAACCAACTGGGTCAACAAGACGCCGGCCCAGGTTGCCACGGCTTTGGCGCTCGGCACGGGGGACTCGCCGCAGTTCACGGCGGTCAACATCGGTCACGCCACGGATACGACCTTGACCCGCGTGTCCGCCGGCGTTCTTGCCGTGGAGGGCGTCACGCTTGCCACGGTCGGGGCCAACAGCTTCACCGGCATCCAGTCCAATGCGGCGCAGGTCCGCTGGTCCAAAGGTGCCGACATCGCCTCCGCGTCTCCTTTGGTGCTCGGCACCGACGGCAACTACTTCGACGTGACCGGGACGACCGGCTTCTCGCAGATCACCTGCACCGCCGGCACGCCCTTCATGCTGCAATTCGACGGCGCGCTCGTCATGACGGACGGCGCCAATCTTATTTTGCCGAACGACCGCGCCATCATGACGGCGGCCGGAGACCGAGGGATCTTCTTCGCCGAGGCCGCAAACACGCCGGCGCTGGTTGGCTACGTAAAAGCCAACGGCAACCCGCTGTGGATCGAGGAGACGCTGGTCATCGCGGTTTCCGACGAGACGACGGCAATTACCACAGGAACGGCCAAGGTGACGTTCCGGATGCCGTGGGCGCTCACGCTCTACACCGTGGCAAACGGAGGGGTGAAGGCGTCTCTGACGACAGCCTCGTCGTCCGGGCTCCCGGCCATCGACATCAACGAAGCCGGGGCATCGATTTTCTCGACCACGCTCACCATCGACGAGAGCGAGGAAACATCGACGACGGCGACGACGGCGGCCGTGCTGTCGGATACGGCGCTCGCCGACGATGCCGAGATCACTATTGATATCGACACAGCGGGAACCGGCGCCGCTGGGCTCAAGGTCACCTTGCGCGGATATCGCCCAGGATGAGCACCGTCATCATAAATCCTTTTTTGCTTGGGGCGACCTACACGATCCCGTTCTCGGGCGATTTCAACGGGACGGACGGCTATCTTGCGTTCACCCCGGCGAGCGCGGGCAACCGGCAGGTGTGGACGTTCTCGACGTGGGCAAACCGCGACGGCACCGGCCGCGATTCCATGTTCGGCGCGGGCGGCAGCGATACCGTGTTTCACTACATTCAATTCACGGCGGGCAACAAGCTGGACGTACACGAGGAAGGTGGCCCGACAATAGCCAAGGTATCGACCGCAACCTATACCGACACGACGAACTGGCACCATTGGGTGGTGCAGCGCAATTCCACCACCGTCCGGGTTTGGCTGGACGGTACGGAAATCACGGCATGGGACACGAACACAAATCCAACTGCCGTGGATGGCGCGGTGAACAACGCGGTGCAACAGGTGATCGGCGGCCAGTCCAACGTGGCCGTTTCGACCTTCTTCGACGGCCTCATGGCCGACGTTATCATGATCGACGGGACGGCGCTCGATTACACGTCGTTTGCCGAGGATGTGGGGGGTACGTGGACGCCGAAGAATCCCGCTGGCCTGACTTTCGGCGATCAGGGCTGGTGGATTTCAGACCCGTCCACCGGCGTGGATTCGTCGGGCAATGGCAACAATTTCACCAAGAGCGGGACCATCGCTCAATCGGCTTCGACGCCGACGAGCCCATGATGAGCCAACAGCGGAGGCAGCAATGCGAACCTTACTGGTTGCGACCCTTGGAGTCACGCTTATCGGCTCATCAGCAAATGTCCAGGCTCAGGGGGTAGTCCGGCAAATGGACATCATGTGCTACCCCTCGCTGTTCATGGAAAACGCCATGCTCTCCAGCGGGCTCACCGAGCGGCTGCAAGGGGCCTTCGACGACGGCGATCTTCTCCTCGTCTACAGGAACGATGCCGGCCGCTTCGTGGCCGGGTTTGCCACAGCCAACGGCATGACGTGTGTCCTGGGCTCCGGCACGGGATTGGAAATCGAGAAAGCCAAGCCCAAGGAGGAGGGGTCGTGAGCACCAAAATGGCCATTGACGGCACCATAGCGGTCGGAGCCGTCACCTCGCCCTTTTGGATGCAGGCGCTTCAAACAGGAGTCGGCGTATTTATGCTCCTGGGCGGCGCGTTCCTCCTGGGGCTGCGCATCTTGATTGCATGGCGCGAGTGGCGGGCGAATAAGTAGATGCCCGCGCCCAAATGCTCCGAGGCCGAGTTTATCGAGATGTTTGAATCGCTCGGTGCCAAAGGAATAGCCGAGCGGTTGCGTATGTCGGAGCCGCATATTTACGCCCGCCGTAAGTCCATCGAGAGGCGACTTGGGCGTTCTATCAACGCGCCGAACGACACTTATCGCAAGAATCTCATTTACGACGGAGTTTCCCACCCTGGCCGCATCCATTTCGATATAGAGAACGGTATCGCCCTCATCGGTTCTGATGCTCACTACTGGCCTGATATCGTGACCACGGCGCACCGTGCGTTCGTCAAGTTCTGCAAAGAGTTGGTAGTGGTACAGTTTGAATCGGCATCCCTCTCGCCTCCCGCGCCGTCCGGTGGCATACTGCCACGATGACAGCAAAGCGTCTTAAACGCCCCCGCGATCCCGTCCAGCTAGGTAAGCTGATCGGCGATATCCTAACCGGCCAGGTCGAAGACCGCGCGCCGAATCGTCCCGAAGATTCGAACAAAGACCAAGCCGCCGTCGAGTTGGGCCGCAAGGGCGGCCTAAAGGGCGGGCGGGCGCGCGCCGATTCGCTCACACCAGCGCAGCGCAAGAAGATCGCCCAGGATGCCGCTAGGAAGCGTTGGGCAAAGCGGGATTAACCTTGTCTTGTGTGGGTCGGTTCATCTTGGCACAAGAAACCACTTGATATGAAAGACAGGATGCCTTAACGGTATGGCATAGGAGTTTGCCATGACCGCCAAAAGTGAAATGATGCAAGCGCACGAAGCCATTGCCGCCGCGCTTGATGCCAAGATTGGGAATATGCCGGAATGGCGGGCTTTCCGTGCTGTTGACCGGGCCTTGTTGGCACTGGAAGCGGAGACGCCGCCAGCGACCGCGACCACCCCACAAGCCGCGCGAAAGACGCGAATCAACGGTGCCCCGCCTTCCTATATGAGTTTAGCCGATCAGGCTCTTGCCGAGACCGGGAAACCAATCACGACTGCTAAGCTCATGGAATTTATCGGCAAGCGGCGCACGTTCTCGGGCAACCCCGCCAAGGCGAAGATCGTCGTTCAATCCTCTCTGAGTAAGGATCAGCGGTTCAAGAGCGTGCCTTGGGAGGGCGCTCGGGCGTGGTGGTACGCCGACAAGCCGGTCCCCAAAAAGGAAACGGCAGAACTGTAATCCTGCCGTTGCCGAACCTGTATTTGTGGTTGGTGACCACTAACCGAGCCCTGCTGACACAGGGCGCAAACTTGGAAGGTGTGCTATGCGGTTTTTCGACCGCATGACATGTAGATAGGCAGTAGGTCGCGTCCTTGGAGTAACCGCCCTTGGGCGCGGCCTGCTGACCGTTTGGCTTGTAGCATCATTTCCCCATAAAGGGAATCCCCCTTAAACTGTGATATTATGCTTGACCGTTCGGGCATGATTGGCTATTATCATGCCTATGAACAAACTCCCTCCCGAGAAGCGCGCCCAAGCACTGCAAATGATGGCCGAAGGCGTATCCCTGCGGGCTATCACCCGGTTGACCGGCATTAGCCGGACCACGCTGCTCAAGCTCTTGGAAGATGCCGGGGAGGCGTTCTCAGAGTACCAAGATCGCGTGCTGGTGAACTTGCCTTGCAAGCGCGTACAGGTCGATGAGGCGTGGGCATTTTGCTACGCGAAGCAAAAGAACGTGCCGAGCGCGAAGGCTGCTCCCGAAGGTGCTGGCGATATCTGGACGTGGGTAGGGATCGATGCCGACACGAAACTTGTCGCCTCTTGGTACGTTGGCGCTCGCGACAGCGAAGCGGCCATGATGTTCATGGATGATTTAGCCCCGCGCCTTGCTTCTCGCGTCCAACTTACCAGCGACGGGCACAAGCCATATTTGGAAGCGATTGAAGGCGCGTTCGGTGGCGATATCGACTACGCGATGCTGGTGAAGGTTTACGGTGCAGCCCCGGAAGGCCAGCGCCGCTACAGCCCCGCTATCTGCACGGGAGCGCGCAAGTACCGCGTGGAAGGCAATCCCGACCCCATGCACGTCAGCACGTCCTTTGTAGAGCGCCAAAATCTGAATATCAGGATGGGCAACCGTCGCATGACGCGGCTCACGAATGCATTTTCAAAGAAAGCCGAGAACCACGCGCACATGATGGCTGTCTACTTCATGCACTACAATTTCGTGCGCATCCATCAGACGCTAAAGGTCACGCCCGCAATGGCGGCGGGGGTCATCAAAAAGCTTTGGGAAATGAGCGATATGGTGGCAGTCTTAGAAGAATGGGAATCGCGCAAGGGGCAAGCGTGAACGGGAACCTTAAAAAGATCATTTGCGGCGACAACTTAGCTGTTCTGAGGTCGGACGCAATCGACACTGCGAGCGTGGATGTCGTCTATCTTGATCCGCCGTTCAACTCCAAATCTGTTTACAATCTGCCCTTCCAGAAGCTTGGGAAGGATGCGGCAGCCGTCGAAGCATTCACTGATATTTGGCATTGGGACGACGAGACACGACATTTGGAACGCGAATTAAAAGATGGTTCGCGTTCTTTTGGTCTCTGGAACTACATACAGCATGTCAAAATCATTCGCGGGGGCGAGGACAGCCTGTCGGCCTATCTGGTCAATATGGCGATTCGCTTGAATGAATTGCCCAGGGTTATGAAGACGACCAGCGCCCTCTATCTACATTGCGATCCGACAGCGAGCCATTATCTTAAACTCTTGTTAGACGCTATTTTTGGCGCTGCGCATTTCCGCAGCGAGATCATTTGGAAGCGGACAAGTTCTCATAACAGTGCGCGCCGATGGGGGCCAATTCACGACACGATTCTGTTCGTGTCGAAATCTGATCGTTACAAGTGGAATCGCGTTCCGACTGACTATAATGAGCAGTATATAGAACGCTTCTATAAATACGTTGACGAGAGCGGGCGTCGATACAGATTGAGCGATCTTACCGGGGGCGGAATACGGCATGGCGAAAGCGGCGATCCATGGAACGGATTTAATCCTACGTCTTATAGCCGTCATTGGGCAGTGCCATCGGCCATCAAAGAAGATTTCCCGGAGCAGGCGAAAAAACTCACCCCCCATGAATGGCTCGATCTTTTCGATTCTCACGGATTGATTGAGATGACAGGAGAAGGAACAGGGTGGCCGCACGTTCGGCGCTATTTCGACCAAATGAAGGGACAGTCAATTCAGGATATCATTCTAGATATTCCGCCGCTATCAAAGCGACATGCTGAACGATTGGGATATCCAACTCAAAAACCCATCGCACTGCTAGAGCGCATAATTTCTGCATCCTCTAATGAGGGCGATGTGATTCTTGACCCCTTCTGTGGATGCGGCACGGCACTGCACGCGGCCGAAACCTGTCGCCGTAATTGGATTGGGATAGACATAAGCAAGTTCTCGGTTGGCGTCGTTAAAAACAGGCTGGCCGAGAGTTTCGAGAAGGAAATTCTATCCCAAATCACCGTTAGTGGAATCCCCACTGACACCGATACCGCCCTGGCTCTTGCACGTGAAAATCCATGGGAATTTGAAAAGTGGGTCTGTGGACAGCTCGGCGCAAAGGGACTTTACAAACGCTTGGGGGCAAAGGGCGCGGACCAAGGGATCGACGGAGTGATAGAATTTTATGCCGACCCGAGGCAAATATCCTATGCAATTGTTCAAGTGAAGGGCGGCCATGTCAGCGTAAATGACGTGAAGGCGCTCTATACCGATGTCGAGACAGAGCCGCTTGCTATGGCTGGTGTCTTTGTCTGCTTCGAAAGATATAAGCGAACGGCCGCTGGGGCAGCGCCCTCCAAAACATTTAAGGATAAGATCGCCGGCACTGCATGGCCGATTATCCAGATTCTCACGGTCGAGGAAATGTTAGCAGGGGCCATGCCAAGGTTGCCGAACCAAGTCATCCAGCAAGGGTTCCGCACCCGCCGCACCCACCAGCATCAATTGCTTTAACTTTCAAACTGTACCACTACCGGTTTCCTCCTACCCTTTGTTACGCAACAGTGATATGGTGTGATTCGGTGCGGCGGTGTTGAAGGAAACACGTGGTTGGTAAAGGTACAATTATACTTCCCGTACCCAGGGATAGGAAATTGAGCTATGTTTGTTCATAGCCCCGTTTCCCAACTCGCGGACATGCTTAATGCCCGCGACAACCCTTGGAAGCCTCTCGCCATGATCGATTGTCGCGCCTACTTCGATGACAGCGGAACACACCCAAGCTCGACCATTACCGTCGTCGGCGGCTATGTCGCCACTAAGGACGATTGGCTGGAAGTAGAACGGCCTTGGGACGAGATAATGGCCCCGCTCAAGTCGAGGGGTATCGATGCCTTCCATGCTACAGATTGTCTATGGCGACGGAAGAAGTACGTGAACCTAACAGAAACCGAGCGCCGCGACCTTTACGCCAAGATTTCGGACATTTTGGAGACGTCGAAGGTCCAGCCCATTTGCGCGGCGGTTAGGCCGGAAGATTGGAGAGCGGTAGTGGACGCCGCGCCCGACTTCGGAGAAGTGTATCGAACTCCGCTAGATTTCTGTGTGGATCGGATAATCCAACAAACAGTCAATTGGGCATCGAACAACGCTAGAGGAAGCAAGGTGCCAATTGTGATCGCGAGAAAAGAATCAGATGAGGCGGACATGGACCGCACCGCCACCTCTTGGTTTAGGGTCGAACTAATCAAGGATCGCGTTGGGCCTCTATCGTTTGCATTTCCCTACGAGCTGACTCCAGTTCAATCGGCCGACATGCTCGCTCACGAGGTCTACCGACAGGAAGTCTGGCATTACAATATGGATAACGAACTGGCCGAGCCACCTGAAGCAATCTACCCGCGATGCCTCGATAAGATCATCCGTGGTCGGAGAATGGGGGGCAGCCGCTCGGTCGTTGCCGCGGCGAATCGCAGTAAAGTGGATGCGGAAGTAATTACCGGAGAAGGCGATGAGCGAGATGGTCGAGCGCGTGGCGCGGGCGATTTGTATAACGCGCGATCAAGACCCGGATGAGCTTACCGGCTACACTTCGGATTCTGGCCGTGGCGCGGGCCATGATGTTAGGCGATGGGAGACATATCAGGGCGATGCTGTTGATATCATCAAGGCCATACATACCCACATTGCCGCAACGGTTCCTCGTCGAGCCATGATCCATTCCAGGAAAGCGTTTGCGCGCGACAGGGTAGCCTTCGCCAACTATAGCGACGGTCGCGCGGAATGCTATGACGAGATCATGAAGATTCTCGCCACCGCACTTCCCCATGCTGGTATCACGATTTCCGGTGATGGTTCTGGTGAGCATGTGTTCATGGCCTATCGGTCGGGCGACAACACGTGAATGGAAGCGCCTGCCAAGCTTAACTTGCATGAGGATGGACATCTGTGACGACAGAAATAAGAGGACAAAAGGTTTGGCGCAGAACTATTATGCTCGGGAGTCCGGGCTCATTTCAGAGGGCGGTGAACCAAAGTCGTCGGCCGGTATTCGGCCCGTCGCTCCCCATAGTTGAAGGATATGGCGGATGGCCAGTAGAAGAACCGACCCGCGAGGATTTGGCGGTTTTTCTGAAGTGTCTCTCCGAGGTGCCGTCTGAATATCTTAGCGGCTATAAAAATCCCTCTAGCCCGGATTATGGCACCCTCTATTTCTCGTGCAATATTGTCATACAATGGCTGGAGCTAATTAAAGACGCGGAATTACTTGCATCGAGTTCCGCCGAATTCTGAGCCGTGGAAGCGCCCCTCTGTAGACTCTGCACCCACCGCCACCACGCCTACGAACCTCATGTATGGGCGAGCAAGGACTTCAAGGTATTCGTGGATGAAGCCGCGCCCATCACCCCCGAACAGATTGAAACTCTCAAGGCTTTCAAGTCACCTCGCTCAAAGAGCACCAAATCCGGGCCTGTAGCTCAGTCGGGAGAGCGCCTGCCCTGCAAGCAGGAGGCCGCCGGTTCGATTCCGGCCGGGTCCACCATTACGCCCGTAGCTCAACGGATAGAGCACCAGCCTTCTAAGCTGGGGGTTGAAGGTTCGAATCCTTCCGGGCGTGCCACCAAAAACTCGTCGACCATGAAAAACATCGGAAATCCGCCAATTTTGGCACAAAACCCGCCAGAAACGGCCGATTCGTCGACCAGTGCCACCGCCAAATCACAGCGCGAGAAGAAATCCCGCTATCGCACCCCGGAGGCCGCCGAAGCCTACCGCGCTGCCGTGCGCAGGAGAATGGCGAAGCACCGCGCCCCGAAAGAGTAGCGCGTTCCACAAAAATCCGCGTTAATATTAACGCGAACTACTCAAACTCACTGTTATTATCCGTTCCCATGAACGGGCGCGAGTCGTATCGTGTTAACCCCGGTGCGGATGCCGTTATGTGGTACGTGGTGATGGCGAATCCCCGTGCCGAGCGGCTGGCGGCATCGACGATCGCCGAATTGGGCATCGAGGTTTTCCTTCCCGAGTATGTCATACGGGTCCGCCACGGCCGCAAGTCGCAGCTCGTTCATCGTCCCCTGTTCCCCGGCTACCTGTTTGCGGCCTACTCTTGGGACAATCCGAAGTGGCCCGAGATATTCTCTCGTAGGGGCGTGCGCGGGGTGCTTGTCGATTGGGCGCGGCGGCCGAAGCCCATCCCCGAAGATCAAATGGACATCGTTCGCGGCTTGGCGTCGGAATACGACGCCTTGGTGTGCGAGTCCGTTCCCCTCACCCCAGGTCAGGTCGTGAGAATCATCGACGGCGTGTTCAACGGCTTGCTGGCCAAGGTGAAGAAATCCGACGGCTCCCCCGATGTGGACGTTGAGCTGAAGATCTTCGGGCGCACGACCAAGACGAGGGTGCCCAGAGAGTACATGGCGCCTGTGGGGGCGTGATGGCCGAGAAAATTCCTCCGAAAGATCGGGAGCGCCTTCTTTCGATGTCACATGGATGGCTGGCCTGCATGAAGGCGAAGGTCGCAAAAGAGTTGGAAGACGAGGCGATTGCAAGGTTGGATAAAATCACGCCGAGCGAATGGCGTGCCATGGAAATTGTGCGAGCGGAACTGGACCGCATATGCGCCGAGCATCGGCGAGCAAGAGGACGACGATGAGAAAGCCTACAGCAAAACGAGTTATCAAGAAAGCATCGCGCGCAACGGCAGCAAAAGGGAAACCCATATCGCTGGACGAAGTTTTGCGCCGCCTAAAGAAATTGCCCCCCGAGACGATGGATGAGCTATCCGTCATCACGGCCGACATCCCGGACTACGATTTGCGCGACTACCTCAATGAAGCGCGCCGCCGTGCCATCGAGGGCGTTGAGAAGCCGCTGTTCTACCAGGGCCAAAATATTGCCACTTTGCGCGAATATTCGGATGGTCTCCTGGAATTTCTGATCAACCGCGCGGACGCCAAGATAAGAGCCAAGGAAGCGTAACCCGTCCGCAGCCCAACAACAAACAGGGCGCGGCTTAATTCTAGCTTGGAGAGCGAGAAGGTGCTTCGCGAGTTATTGAGGTTTGTTGGTAACGACTGGTCGAAGGTCGTTCATACGGACGATTGCGAATATGCAGCCAAAATTCATCCCGACTATGTTGTGGCGTTCTCTGAACTTTACGATGCTGTGGGCCAGGAATTCCGGGAATGTAACTGGTGTCTTGGGGACGGCAGAACGCGCGAGGTTGCTCGGCGAATAATAGCTACCGTGCGTTCGAATCAGCGCGGCGAGTGTCTGATTTGCGGAGAAACGCGAGGCGTCCAAGCAGCGCATATTACGCCCCGCCGCATGGGCGGCACCGCAACGATGCCGCTCTGCCCGAATCATCACTGGTTTTACGACCACGGCCTGTTGACTGCGGGTGATGTCTGTAAGGTTGAGGCGTATTTGTCTGAGAGACGCGTTGCGTGACGTGAATTCACGCGGGTAGGGCCAGCGCCCCGTTCCGCTACGAGAAGGGTGATCCGTTGCACAAGCGCGGGTCGTGCAATAAGGCCAAGAGCTAAGTCGCGCTTGGACGCCCACGCAAAACGACAGGCTTTGCCTTCAGCCGGTGTCGAGTCCGGCCCGCAGATACAATCCCCGCCGTGTGCGGGACAAGGGCCGATAAACTGTATCGGTCAGCGTGGGGCCGGGCGACTGCCATGCGCAGCCCCGGCCGCCACCGAATTGACGATGGAGTTCATCGGAATGAACCTCACGCGCCGCAAATTCCTTTCCCTTGCGCCGGCCATTGCGGGGACGGCCGTTTTGGGGGTGCTGGTTGCAAAACAAACCGGCGCCCCCGTAGCAGCGCCGCCCTTGTTGGATGCCGCTACGTATGGGCGCATCAGCGAGGCCATGCTTATTGCCGCTCAGCGCGTCGTTGATCCGCCGGTCATGCGCGAGTTCGTTTTCTCCACTGACCAAGTCTATACGGTTGAAGTTGGCGAGTGGTCAGGCGTCCTGTTTACGGATCGAACGAGGGCCTAGTCATGCCGCTCGCTAAAGGCAAATCCTCCGCCGTCGTGTCCAGGAACGTCAAGACACTCCTGGAGGAGGGGAAACCGCGCGATCAAAGCATTGCCATCGCCTACTCCAAGGCGGGGATGCCGAAGAAAAAGAAGAAACCGGGGAAGTGACATGGCCAAGCGCGGCGTCAATCTTTCGCAAGAACGGATCGATGCGTTCTTCGAGGTCTTCGTCGAAACGGGGAAGGTGACTGAGGGCGCTCGCGCTGCCGGGTTCTCAACTAGGTCAGCGTATAACCTGAAGAACAAAAGCCCGGAGTTGAAGGAGCGTTGGGAAGAAGCCAACCAACAGGTTGACGACATGCTTGACGCAGAAATCTGGCGCCGCGGCCACGACGGCATCGACAAGCCGATTTTCTATCAGGGCCGTGTCGTCGCCACGATCAAGGAATATTCCGACAAGATGCTTGAGCTGGCGGCCATCGGCCGGATGCCGCACAAGTACGCCAGGCGCGCCGTCGAGATGACCGGCAAGGACGGCAAGGACTTGATCCCGCAAATGGACGATATCGAGGCTGCACGAAGGATGGCGTGGCTTTTGACTCAGGGCGCCGCCGCAAAGAAGAAACAGGACGCATCGCCACCCATCACCCTCGCGCCGATGCCGGATAAGGAAAATGAGTCAGGACGATCCGAATAACCGAGCTTTGCTCCCCGACGTTCTCGTCCCGATGCAACCCACGGAGAATGTCGCCTTCTTCTGGAAGCACAACACGAGGCAAGAGTACGAGTGGGCATGGTTCCTCGCGAGCTGGCTTCCATACGGGGGAGCGCATTGAAGATAGCCGCTGTCGTTTCAGGTAGAGCCGACGACGCCCCGATGGGGCCGGTGATTGCCGAACTCGCGGCGCGAAACGCAAATGTCGTCAAGTTGGATATGTCGGAGCGGCTTCTGGACGACTCGCCGCATTCATGCGTTCGCGCGTTGACCGATGGAATGGAATTCGTCGCGCGGCAACTTGAGGACATCCGCCCCGACTTGGTTTTGCTTCTTGGGGACCGCTACGAAACCCTCGGTGCTGCACAGGTAGCCCATATCTTCGGCATCCCCATCGCCCACATTCATGGGGGTGAGACAACGGAAGGCTCGTTCGACAATGAGTTTCGGCACGCGATCACATGCCTGGCGCATCGGCATTTTGTTGTACACGATGAGGCGGCGGTACGTGTTTTTGATATCGTGCATGGCCGACATTACGGCGCTGGTGGGGGTGACGGCCTTTTACCCACTAACATTCACATCGTCGGCGCTCCCGGCCTGGACAACATCGTGGACTTGCCGCCCCAGGAATTCGAGCGGCCGTATTTTCTGGTGACGTATCATCCGGTGACGAAGGGCGAGACGCGCGGGCATACCGCGATTGTGAAGGCGCTGGAATCTTTCCCGAACTACGGCGTCATCTGGACAGGCGTGAACAACGACCCCGGTCGCGATGCCGTCCAAGCGACGTTTTTTAACGTCGGCAAGATGTGGGCGGGCATGGATAATCTGTCCCCCAAGCGTTACCTCTCCGCCATGAAATACGCGGCGTGCTGCATCGGGAATTCCAGCTCGTTCCTGATCGAAGCGCCGGCACTTGGAGTCCCGACTGTGAATGTCGGGGATCGGCAAAAGGGCAGACTGCGCGGGCATAGTGTGATGGATGCCGTTGATGACGCCAAAGATATTGAATCGAAAATCCGCCTCGCATTCAAATACCGGGGCATTACGCCAAGCGGCCCATTCACCAACCCCTACGGCTCCCCCGGCGCATCCAAGCGCATCGCGGAGATGCTGACATGCATCGTGGAAGATAGGATTTGAAAGGTCGCTCATGGCAGATATCCGTACTTGGAAAGATTTCGAACGGGTCACTCGCCCGGTTCACGTCGAACTACGCAGCTTGCCGGAAATCACCCATGAGATGATTGATGCGGGGGCGTGTCGTCTAATGAATGAGACCGAGTTTTTCCCGGTGGGACATTATTCGGCGCGTTCGATTGCCGTCGCGGTCTATAGCGTCATGGCCCGCGCCAGACCAAAATCGAGCAAGCCCATAAACGATTCTCCCGTGGCCGCGATTGAAACGTTAAATGGTCGCGTTCAGGTATCTAACGCCGGTACGGAAACCGTTGGGCTCTTGGTGGAGCGTGGCGGATATTCAGCCGGAACTTTGCTCAGCCAAAAGGATGCGGAGCATTTGGCGAAACTGCTTTCGCGTTAATGTAGGCTTAAGTGAAGTTAGGGCAGTGATCGCTTTTTCCGCTTCTCGACGGCGTTTCCCACAAAGTCTGCTGCCCATACGTAAGATACAACAAAAGCGATAGCTGCAATGGTGGACATGGCAATCTGGTCTTCTCGCGGCAGGCCAAAGTTAGAAAGCGCCCACCGCGAAAGGGCGTAGATTACCAGACCGACAGGAATGAGTATTACGCTGAAGAGCAAAGCGGGAATGATGGTCCAACTAACTAAGTTCTGATCGATCCATTCTCTCATTTCGGGAATGTGCGCGATTGCAAACCCAAGTCAATGACTAGGGACTCCCGCTGGTAACAGCGTTGTTAGGTGCTGTCCTAATTCGGGCAGTCGGGCTAGGAAATTAGGACAAAAAAAGACCCGCGACCGGAGTCGCGAGTCTTTCACTACAAAGAATTTCTAGCCAGCAGCTACAAGCTTTTCTGTTGATTCCTGACGTAACGCCTTTTCGACCGCCTCATGCTCGTGAGCAATCACGGTCAATAGTACCCTTGCCGAGCCGTCAGGATAACGACGCCCCTGCTCCCACTGCCGCAGTGTCCCCAAGCTAAAGCCGTACCGTAGCGCAAATTCTGCCTGACTCATGCTCAGGCGCTCCCTCACCGCTCTGACATCGATGTTGTCTGGAACATTGATCCTCGTCACGCGGACTTGCGACGGCCCCCCCTTGGCATAGGAGATCGCTTCGCGCAGCCCTGCGACGATCTTATGCCTCTTCGCCATCCGTATCTCCTTCCCTACCTAACCTAACCTAGCCTAATTAACTTGCTGACTGATCTTTGATGATCCTCAGCCAATGCTCACTGTGGTACTTAACTAACTCGTCTACGAGATTCCGCATCTCTCTCCTTGTTGCCGCGTCGATGTCTAGTTTTTCGTTCTTTGCGTACAGGGCCAGCATGTAGAGCGGCATGTTCAAATCACGAAAATAATAAATGACCCTCGCGCCGCCTCGCTTTCCCTTGCCCTTTAATCGCCATCGAATTTTCCGAACGCCACCAGTTCCCGGAATTACATCTCCAACCTCTGGATGGAAGGCCAAAAACTGCTTTAGTTCTTCATGCTCCTCTGCTTCAAAGAGCCTATCCGCATCCTTCATATACGATCCCATTTGTCGCGGACTTCCTGATAGCCCGTCGCTTCGTCAACAAGCGCTATGATTCCAACGCGGGATAGTCCGCGCGTCAATATTTCGCATTGCTTAGCGATGGCGATCTGGGCGCTGATCAGCGCGCCGTGGTCTCTTGCCGACAAGTAGGTCTCGCAAATGAGCGGCAAAATTTCCGCTTTGAAGCCTTCGGCCCGTGCGCCATGGGGAGTGCGAAAATCCACGGGCGCGAGTACCGAGCCCAAGTCATTGGGAAGAAAGGGCTTTAGGTTGTTCGCCTCAAGAAAAACCGGCAATTGAGTACCGGCGTATTTGCGACCGCGCCACCTTCGCCCGAGGGACTTCATTATGCCGCGAGTGGATAGAACCCGTTCGCCGGTGTTCAAAACCCAACACGGTATTTCCGCGTCCCCGATCTTCAAGGTGCCGTCATGCGTTGCCGAGGGCGACCCCTTAAGCCAGCGCGCCTCCGCAGCGCGAGATGCGATCTCCTTGCGGCGTTCCGGAGTAAGCGCCTCGGCCCGAGCGCGCCCGCCCACCGCTTTGCTCAAGTCCTTTTCTTCCTCGGCCATCCCGGACCCCATGCTTGCAAGTGAGATGCAAGAATAATGCTTGCATCTAAAAAATGCAAGTTGCCCTTCGAGGCTACGCAGGGCTATACACGGGAATCGTAACGCGGTATTATAATACCGCGTTATGGAGTCCGCCTATGCTCAACGTTGACGCCCGCAACAAGAAAGCCGTTACGATACTCAACGGCCTTTCAGAGCCTTCACCACGCCGTTTACCGTATCGGTTTTCAAAGCAATTGGGTCCATCCCCACGCCAAGGATCGAGTGGCAGTGGGGGCAAAGATAAGAAACGCCGTGGTAGGCAGATTGGAAGCCCTGCTTGATATCTATCGTTTCGATGGAGACCGCCGTAAGCCGCTTCTCGCATTTTGGACACTTGCCGGTGTTCATGATCGTCGCCTTGGAGTTCGAATGATGAAGTTCTTACGAGTTCGCCTGATCATGGCGATAGCGCGCGCGTTGCGCGTGCCGATCCAGGTACATCAAACTTTCTTCGTAAAGGGCATGAGGCCGAAAATAGCCTCATAGTCGGGCACGCCGATCAGGCGCGTCGATTTAAATTCTGACATTCCAATTAGGACAATGTCTTTTCCCTTTGATGGATTGACTGCTGCCTTCGCATTTACCGCTACTTGGTCAATGCCCAGGTCAGACTCAAACACGAAGAAGGAACTCGTATCAAACCACCACTGCGAACACATCGCATCGATTGCCTGATTGAGAGCCGTATAGCGTTCCGAGTATGTCGAATCCTCCGCCAGTCGAAATGAGAGCCAATAAACCGCCATAGCACCCTCCCCCAAAGTGACGGGTGAGCGTGACTCTCTTTACAACCGACAGTCAACAATGGTTAGCGCGAGCAAGACCCAAGCCTTAGATGTGGGTTTGCAATCGCGCACATTCCCCTCATTTCCCTCTCCCTGATTTGCGCCCGCGTCGCCGCGCAATTTGATGCGTTCCCTGGCGCGTTCGAGTTTGGCCAAAACATCCCCATCTTCATCCAAGAGCGACAGGAGGCTTGCGTCATCCTCGGGTGGCTTAGAGCGAACAACATCCGTCAAATGTTCGATCGCCACGCGAATGCTTGACGCGGCATCCTCATTTCGCCTCGTTAGAGCCTCCATATTGCGATCCATTCCGCCAGCGATGGCCCAGATCATGAAGGCAATCAAGGACAGCAACCCGAGCACGAGCCATTGGAAGATCGAAATGTCATCCATTGCGCGTTACCCCATGTTCCATAGGTGACAAATGCACGTTCAGCGGATGGTGCTACTCCCCGACGATTTCGATGTGGACGTTGACGGGTGTATGGGCCTCGCCACGGATCATGGCGTGGATCGCGCTGACTGGGCCGATCTTCTCAGAACATTTGCTGCAAACGGCGAGCGGGTCGTCGGATTTCTCGTCGGCTATGTCGAACCCGACGTGCCCGCAGTTGCCGCAATGTATTTCGATGCTAAGGGAACCTTTTGGCATAGCGCCCCCCTTTTAGGTCCTGCGGCGCTTGAGACGTGCCGCAACTTCAGTATAGGTCAAGCTACAAAATGACTCCGATCTACGCTTTGGCGTCCCTGATACTGGCGGGAAGTATCGCGGTAAGCGTCTTCTTTCTGTGGAAGATTGTTGGGAAACTATTGAGTATGTGGAGTCGGATGGAGACTCGCTTAAGCGAGTTGAACCCATCGGGCCTACGTAGTGCCAATGAAGTTCCCGATGATTTGTCGGACTCAATACGCTGATGGTAAGGCACTTTCAGCGCAGTCTTGTGTTCTGGCTTTGCATAGTTTGCTCCGATGTGGCCGCCGTTGTCGGCAATCACGATGCCTAGTGGGGCAGCCGCCGCACGATTTCACCAACCCCTACGGCACCCCCGGCGCATCCAAGAGGATAGCGGAGATACTGACGGATGGGCTGTGCGAGTTCTGTGGCGTTGATGCGCGTGGCTGGGTGACGTGCGCCGATTTGCCGACCGCTGGGGGGTGTCTCAATCACCAAAGGGCGGTGCAACGGAGCGCGGGGGCGGCATGACACGCAAGTACAAGGTGAGCCGCCCCGATCCAGCAAAGTTGCTGGAACGTATGCGCGATGCCGCCGCCATCATGCACTCATACGAGATCGAGATTCGGCAAACGGCGGCTGAGGCAAAGGCCCTTGTCGATGAAGCAAACGCCATGGTTGCCAAGCATCGGGAACGCATCGCCGAGATCGACCGGCAAAACGCCGCCGCTAGAGAAAATCAGGCCAGAGCGCGGGAAGACTTTATGAAAGTCATGTTCGAGTCGCTTGCGGCGATAATCGAGGATGCATCGTCGTGATCGTTATCCTCGGCAATGGCGGGCACGCGAAGGTTTTGGCGGACATCTATGGTCTTCGCTGCCTCGATTGCCAAATGATATTTGGTGAAGCGGAGCCGCCCGAAGGCGCTGCCCTGGTCATCGGCGTAGGCGATCTTGATTTGCGGCGTAGGCTGTTCCTGAAATTCACTGATCGGGTTATTCGCATAACGTTTCACCCGAAGGCGGTAATAGCGCGATCGTCAACGTATAAGACGGGCCTCCAACTCATGGCCGGTGCCATTATCCAGCCCGGCTGCAAGATCGGCAACAACGTCCTCATCAACACCCGCGCTTCCGTGGACCACGACTGCATCATTGGGGATCACGTGCATGTCGCGCCCGGCGCAATCCTCTGTGGCAATGTGACAGTAGGTGAGGGCGCATTTATCGGAGCGGGGGCGATTATACCGGAGGGACGGGTTGTTCCTGCGAGGGCATTTGTGAAAGCTGGAGAGGTTTTTCGTGGCGCATGAACCCATATCGCGCAGTGATGCCATTGCGTCATTGGCGCTGGAAATACTTCAGAATAGGCATCCCGGGTTGTCTTGGGATGATTTTGGCAGAACTTTTCCGCTTCTTCAAAAAGAGTTTGTCCGCCAAGCGACGGTAATTATTTCTCATCTCGAAAAACCAATGGCTCTGAACCCAGCTAACGCCATCATTGATCAGGGACAGTTCCGTCTTAAGTAAATGAACCTCTTCGCCCAACACAGGAGCATGTTCAGGTAATGGGAATGGCGGGTGCGTGGTGCATGGTCATTGGCACGCTTGTAATTGCATGGGCGCTGGGTGGTTGGGTCGCTACTGGCGGCCTTGCGCTAGTCTATGTTGGTCTCATGCTTGCTTCGAGTGAAATGTGAACCCCTTCGCCCCTTTCTACGCCCAACAGAATCATAACGGGCGCGTATTCGCGTGATCTATTGGTCGTATCAGTTTTGCATGAAGTGCGGTCACGATTGGACCGAGCGGAATGTCGAGGACGTTTCGCCGGTTTGTCCATCTTGTGGTGATACATGCCCGATGCTTACGGCCGGGCAGGAAAGAGAGTTCGTCGAGGCGGCTAATGCGGGTCTGGCGGGGTCACTGATTCAACTGGACATCGCGTGAAAATGACGCCGTATCCTGGTTGGCAGTTTATTTTTGATCATACCGGCGCTGTGCATCACGTTCCAGAGTTCCAAACTTTGAGGCTTATGTGCGAGGCGATAGCCGAAGCGCGCAAAACATGCGGCTGCGGCGGCATGAACTGCGTCGGCGCAAAGCATCTAAAGGAACTGTTGTCCAAGATTCCAGAATGAACCCCTTCGCCCCTCTCTATGCCCAGCAAAACACCGGCACCGCCGAGGACAAGCACGCGAACCTGCCGGACTTCCCCCGGCTCATCGACATCGAGCCCGTTGGCCTGTGCAATTTCCGCTGTGTCTGCTGCCCGACTGGATTGCAGGCTGTCACCCGCCCCCAAGGCATGATGGACGAGCGGGTGTACTACGACATCGTTGCCCAATGCGCTCCTCACGATACGGCCATCCGCATGATCGGGTGGGGCGAGCCAACGCTGCACCCGAATATTGTTTCTTTCGTGCGCGCGGCGAACGATGCGGGCATCCTCACGCACATCAACACAAACGGCTCGAAAATCACTTGGGATTTGGCGGTCGATCTTGTCGATGCGGGACTCTCAAGCATCAAGTTCTCGTTCCAGGGCGTTGACCGGGAAACCTACAAGGAAACCCGCAAGGTCGATTTCTTCGACGGGATGCTTGAGGCCATCCAAACCATGCGGGAGGCGCGGGGCGAGCAGAGCACTCCTTTCATCGCCGCGTCCACGTCAACGACTTACGAAACCCCGGCGCAGATCGAATCCTTCCGCCACATGATGGAACCGCTCGTGGATCACCTGTCCATCGGGAAAACTATTTTTGGCTTCATTGATTCCAGAGCCGTGCGGATCAACAAGGACGAGTTCGAGCGATTGAAGGCGCTGGCGACGACGGATTTGAAGCATCCCGACCCTTGCCCGGAAGTTTACGAGAAACTGTCAATCTCGTGGAATGGCGACATCAGGGTTTGTTGCAACGATCATAACGCCACGACGAACCTTGGGAACGCGAGCGACGGAATCGCCAACGCATGGCATCACCCGACGATCAAGCAATACCGCGAGAAGCTGCTGGCCAAGAGATACGTCGGCCCGCTTTGTTCTCAATGCTTCGAGTACCAGGAACACTGATGCCGCTCTATGACCTTGCTCTCTTTCTCCTGGGCATGGCGGTGATTGCCATTGTGTACGTCACGGCGTGGTGCCACGGCCGGCGGCATCTGTGCAGGGAGATCGGGTTGACGGCAGAAGAATATAACAAGCGCAGGAAAGACGATTGATGTCTGATGAAGCAATTTTGCTATTGCGGGAAATCCGCAATCTTTTGGAGTTCCAGATTCGCCATTCAAAGCCATTCAGCAACCGTCCCGTGCCGTCTGAAGGCGGCGCCTCGTGGGAGGATCAAGAACTATATATCGACGAGTGCATGAGGCGGGCGGCGCGAGAAGGCAAATGATGCAGCCTGATTTTATCAGAGCGAGTCAGACCAATAGCCATTGGTACTACGTTCGTTCAACGCTTGGCCATCATGCGGAGATTTGGGAATTTCAATACGCGCGATATCCTGATGGTGCTTGGGAGGGCGACCCTATCCTTGACACCAACCGCTTTTGTTGCTGGATGCCCATTGCCGAAGCAATGAAGTGGACCGAAGTGCCAAAAGAAAAATACTGCTTTTCGGTTCCGTTGCGTGATGATCGCGGACAATTGGCGCGTTACTTGAGCGCGAAAGAGGCTGGCATTTTTGGGGATGCGGCTTGATGCAACCCCTCTTCTCCGCCGAAGTTGAGAACCGCATCCGTGCCGAAGCCTATTCCCTGGACCAACAGGAGCGGCCCAAGGAAGTCGTCTACTGCAAAAAATGCGTGATCTCGAATCAGCGCCCGCGCATTGTTTTCGATGAAGAGGGCGTATGCTCCGCCTGCCGATTCATGGAGCAGTACCACAACGAGGTGGATTGGGCAGTCCGCGAGGCGCAACTGAAAAAGTTGTGCGACCGCTACCGCCGGGACGACAGGTGGGATTGCATTGTCCCGGCTTCGGGCGGGAAGGATTCATCGTCGGTCGCGTGGAAGCTGAAGCACGACTTCAATATGAATCCTTTGTTGGTGAAGTTCGGCCCGTTCCTCTACACCGACATCGGGCAGAAGAATTGGGAGGCGGTGAACCTCGCGGGGTTCGACACGATGGAGTTTCGGCCGTCCGGGACCGGGCATCGCAAGCTTGCCAGACTGGCCTTCGAATACCTCGGCGATGCGTTCCAGCCTTTTGTCTACGGCCAGCTCGCGTATCCGATGCACATGGCGGTGAAGTTCGGCATACCGTTGGTCTTTGGCGCGGAGAATGCTGAAGCCTGTTACGGCGGCGACCCCTCCGCAAACCACAAACCGCGTTGGGAACAGAATGATTGGGAGCGCATCTACCTGAAAGGCGCTGGCGTTGATCGGCTTTTGGCGGTCGGCCTTGATCTTGGGGTGTTCACCGAAGCGGACGTGAACCACCTCGCGCCGTTCTATCGGATGCCGGAACTGAACCCGAGTGCCGCTCTCGCGCCTGAGTATCACTGGCTTGCCTATTATCTGAAACATTGGCCGCAAGCCAACTACTACCTCGCGGCCGAGAAGTGCGGATTCCAGGCCAATCCGGAGCGGTCGGAATCGACGTTTTCGCGGTATGCCAGTTTGGACGATCGTTTAGACGGGGCACATTACTGGTTTTCTTGGCTGAAATTTGGCATTGGCCGCGCAGTCAGCGATGCCGCTCATGAGATCAGAGATCAAGATCGCACTCGCGAGGAGGCGCTCGCCCTTGTGGAACGATACGATGGGGAGTTCCCAAGAAAATATCATGAGGAAATGCTGGAATATCTAGGCTTAGATGAAGAACAGTTTTGCCGAGTAGTCGAACGTTTCAACCACAGCGGAGTAGATTGGCGTGCCAAGATGGAACAAGGGCTTAGAAGAGCGGTTCCTAGACAAAATTCAGCGGGATCAGGAAACGGGTTGCTGGCTTTGGCAGGCTAATCGCAATCGCGACGGTTACGGTGCGATCAAGGTTGATGGAAAATACCTTAAGGCACACAGAGTCGCCTACGAACTGTACCGAGGCCAGATACCAGATGGCCTCCACATTGACCACCTGTGTAGCAACCGCAGGTGCGTGAACCCATATCATCTTGAGCCCGTCACGATGAAAGAGAACCGGCGGCGCACCGTTGCGCGCGGGTTGGCTAGGAACGCAAACACCTACAAGACGCACTGTAAGCGGGGCCATGAGTTAGCCGGGGAGAACCTTCGTATTTACCCGAGTGGCGCGCGTATTTGCCGCGCTTGCCTAAAAATCCAATACGCTGCTCGCCAAGCCGCCAAGGGATATCGCGGCAACTTCAACGCACAAAAAATGGTGTGCAAGCGCGGTCATGCGTTAGACGGCGAAAATCTTTATATCGGACCTGATGGCAAACGCCAGTGTCGGACCTGTATGCGAGATCGTCGTCTCGCAACGTGTCGTAGGCAGGAGCAGCGGGCGGAAGTTGCTCTGTTTTAGGCTGATCGCCCGTCTTGACATCAAAGGCTCGCACCTCGTCAAGAGCATCAACCTTGAAGGCGTGCGCGTCGTGGGCGATCCACAGGAATACGCCCAGAAATACGATGCGATGGGGATCGACGAGATTGTCTACATCGACACGGTTGCGAGCCTCTACCGGCGCAACTCCCTGGCGGACCTTGTGGCGCGAACTACGGATCATGTGTTCTGCCCCGTCACGGTCGCGGGGGGCATACGTTCTGTGGAAGACGCGAAGGCCCTTCTGAGGGCGGGGGCGGACAAGATCGCGATCAACACGGCGGCGGTCGAGCGGCCGGAACTCATAAGCGAAATTGCCAATAAATTTGGAGCGCAATGTTGTGTCCTGCAAATTGACGCGAAACTGGCTTTCGGACGGTACGAAGCTCGTTGTGACTGTGGACGGGAAGCCACTGGGAAGGAAGCCGTGGACTGGGCCGTTCAAGGACAGCTACTTGGTGCCGGAGAAATCCTCCTCACGTCGATCGACCAAGAAGGAACTCGTCGCGGACCCGACACAGCGTTGGTTTCCGCCGTCGCCCAAGCGGTCACGATTCCAGTTGTCGCTTCGGGCGGTGTGGGCTCTCCGGCTGATGCTGTGCGGGCGGCTGCGTGCGGCGCTTCGGGTGTGGCGCTTGCGCACGTTCTCCACTACGGGACAGCAAGTTTGAGCGACATACGCAAGGCCCTGAGCGACGCGGGCGTGCGCGTGAGAACGATGGAGATAACTTGATCCTCTCCCGCGAGCGCAAAATCGCCATCCTCGGTACGTCTCCAAGCTGGGAGCGTGCGCCGTTCGACGACCCCTCCTGGGAAATCTGGGCGTGCAATCAATTCGCCCTTGGGTTGGAACGGTGCGAGTACGTTTTCGAGATTCACCGCCGCTGGAATCTGGACGACAGGAAGAGCCCCGACAAGGGCTACATCGAACGGCTGAAAAAGGTCAAGCCGCCCACGAAGGTCGTTTCGATCATCCCCATCGGCGGCCCTGCGAACGTGGTTATGGACCGCGATGATCTGTTCAAGCGGTACGGCTCGTGGTGGTTCTCGTCTTCGTTCGGCTACATGATCGGGATGGCGATCGACGAGGGTGTCTCGGAAATCGGGTTCTGGGGCATCGACATGGAATCGCGTGAGGAATACGTGGTTCAACAGTGTGGTGTCTTGCACTTGATTGACGTTGCGCGGCGGCAAGGAATCAAGGTCCACATCCCGGATTATTCGTTGCTCAATCGCGAGCCGCTTCCCTATCCGGACAGGTTCGAGACCGTGCAGGCCCTGACATTCGAGCGCAAGGCCGAGCGGATTCAGAATTTCATCCGGCAACAGGAAGGCAAGCTCGAAAAGATGAAGCGGGACGCCTGCTGGCAAGAGGGGTGGCTTCACGCCAAGAAAAAGGATTTGGAGCCGGACACCTTGCAAGCGGAAACGCTGCTTACCGACACGCTCTTGAGCAACGTGGAAATCCTGAAAGCGAACGTCAATCGGCTCAAAGGCGAGCTGTGGGCCACGCAACATTACAAGAGGCTGTTTGTGTGGAACGCCCTTCCCCCCGACATGGGGGAAGAAACCGACGCGGACGCGGATGATTGCGGGCCGGTGTGAAGATTCTCGACCAAAAGGATGCCGATAAGTTTGCGAAAGACGCGGAACGCTACGCGAATCAGGCCACGGTATCCAAAAGGAAGGCGCGTCAAGTTTTGCGCTCGCTCGGTATTGATCCCAATACGGGCGATGTGAAGCCCATGCGGTGCCATGATTGATACTTTGAAATGCGCGACCTGCCGTTGGTTCGAGCCTGAGCCGCGCAAGAGCACGGCGGATAATCTGGGCGAGTGCCGGATCAAGTGGCCAAGCGCCTCGGATGGCTGGCCCAAGGTTAATCCAGACGACTGGTGTGGCGATTGGAACGACATGAAACAAACGGGGCGGCGGAAAGCATGAATTATCGGGAATTCAGAATAGAAGAACTTTCGCGCCGACTGGAATCGTTACGACGTGAGCCGCAATCGCCATCACGTGAGATGGCCAAATGGACGGTTCAATGCGAAATGAACGCATTGATTGCCGAGCGCACGCAGGAGGTCGAGCGAACAGCGCAATATCTATTCGATGCCTACAAGCGAACGGGGCAAATGGTGGTTGCTATCCCCAGCGAAGTCTCTGTTGCGTCTGCCGATGTCCCGTTGCAAACCATTGACACGAATTACGTGTATGGCCGCCCTCACGTAACTGGTCGCCTCCTGCAAGATATTTGGAACGCGCAGAGCGAGGCATACAGACTTGCTGAGTTGAGGGCCAGGGTATGATCAACGGCCGCACGATCCTCGCAATCGTGCCCGCTCGTGGCGGATCGAAACGACTCCCAGGCAAAAACCTGAAAGACCTCTGCGGCAAGCCGATGATCCACTGGACCGTCGATGTCGCGAAGGAATCGAAGTACCTCGACAAGATCGTGGTGAGCACCGAGGACCAGCAAATCGTCCAGTCTGTGTCCAACAAGGGGATCGACATCGTGACCCGTCCGGAGGAACTGGCTGGGGACAGGTCATCCGTCTACGACGCCATTTTCCATACTTTGGCCCAATATGAGCCGTTCGATTACGTGTGCCTTCTGCAAGTCACGTCGCCCCTCCGTTTGGTCGAGGACATCGACGGCTGTATCGAGAAGTGCATCGCCAAGAACGCGCCCGCGTGCATTTCAATTACCGAAGGGCGACCCGATGCCAATGGGGCTGTGTACGTAGCGTGGACTTCCTGGCTGAGAGAGACACGCCTGTTCGATTCTGGCCGGGTGACGACCTACCCGATGCCGTCGAGTCGTTCGGTGGACGTGGACCGGATAACGGACTTCGAGGAAGCCGAATCGATCATGTCGTCTCGGCTGTCCGGGCGGTCTGCGGAGGACCGCAAAAGCTTCACGCGCCCTCGATTGGTGAGGGGGAACTACGATTTGTCTCAGCCAGTGTATCTGCCGGGGACGTAACGCATGGGCCGCACGTCGAGAGATTTGAGCGCGGGCTGGCGGATGTTGTTGGACTGGCGAACGTGGTTGCTGTTTCAAGCGGAACGGCAGCACTTCACTTGGCCCTTGTTGCTCTTGGTGTTGATCGCGGTGACAGTGTTGTCGTCCCTGCTTTCACATTTGTAGCCACCGCCAACGCTGTAACCTACTGCGGAGCCACACCTAATTTTGTCGATTGCGACGAATACGGGGGCCTGTCGCCGGATGCTCTGGATCAATGGCTTTCGGAGCATCCGGTCAAGGCCGTGGTCGCGGTCCATTGCTTTGGTCATTTGTGCGACGTTGGCCGCCTGCTGGCTGTATGTAATCGACATAATGTTCCGCTGATCGAGGATGCTGCCCAGGCTTTGGGAACGCCAGGAGTTGCACAGTCAGGCTTAGTCTCCACGTTCAGTTTCAATGGAAACAAGATCATCACCACGGGGGGCGGCGGCGCGGTCGTGACTCGGGATAGAGGTCTGGCCGATAAGGTCCGCCGCCTCGCCAACGTCTCGAAGGTCGATATCCCGAACGCCTTCTGGCACACGGACGTAGGGTTCAACTACCGGATGCCGAACATGAATGCGGCTCTGGGGTGCGCGCAACTTGAAAGACTGCCTGAGATTTTGCGAAGGAAATACGCGCTCCGCGATGCCTATCACAATGCGGGGCTGGAATTGCTGGCCCTTCCGCGTGCGGCGAATTGCTGGCTCAACTCCGTGATCGTGGACGACGATATCCGGCACGACGTTGTGAAACAGTTGTCGGGCCACGGAATCGAATGCCGCCTGAGCTGGACCCCGCTGCACTTCTTTTCCATGTACCGCAAGAACCCGAGGGACGAATTGAGGAACACATTGGATTTGGCGTCAAGGATTGTGAACGTGCCGAGCGGGCCGGGGATTATATGAAACCACTGAAATGAGCCATTTCTACGCGGCTATCACAAGAATTATGAAGAGTTTCCGTCAGGGCCGAGGATTGTGCAATGAACAATGAACTTGATTGGGGATGCGTTGCTCATAATCTAGTTGATCAAATTGCCCATCGGCAAGGGGTGGGTGCGATGAGCGGTTATGCAAAACTGATGCTCCATTTTAAAGCAGGGTTCCTGCATAAGACGCGCCATGTGGAACTGGACATGGCTAAACTTCTAAAAGCTGCTGTAAATGCAACTAAGGCGGAGATGGATTGACCACTTTTATCATCGCCGAGGCCGGCATTAATCACAACGGTGACATCGAGTTTGCCCACAAGCTGATCGACGCGGCCTACGAGTGCGGGGCCGATGCGTGTAAATTCCAGACGTTCGATTGCGAATACCTGGAGCCGCCAGGGGAGCGAAGGGAGATGTTGCGGGCTCTACAACTCTCCTTCGACGACTTCGCGCGGCTGAAGGAATACTGCGGTTCGCGAATCGAGTTTATGAGCACGCCGTTTCATCGCCCGGCACTTTGGTCCTTGGTCAATTTCGGTTTGGTCCGCCGGCTCAAGATTTCGTCCGGTCATCTGCGCGATAAGGAAATCCTAGAAGAGGCACGCCTTTCCGGCCTCCCCATCATCCTCTCCACCGGCATGGGTACGATGGACGATATCTACAGCGCGGTTGAAACGCTCGGCTTCGCCCGCCCATGGGACAAAGAGCAACCCATGACGCCGCCGGGATTGGCCAAGAACGGGCTCACCATTCTGCACTGCACGTCGGCCTACCCGACTCCAATTGAAGACGTGAACCTACTGGCGATGGACCGAATACAAGCGAAGTTCGGCTGCAAGGTCGGCCTGTCGGATCACACGCTTTCGACGGTCATCCCCGCCGCCGCCGTTGCCCTCGGGGCTTCGGTCATCGAGAAGCACATCACGCTGGACAGGACCATGAAAGGCCCGGACCACGCCGCATCGTTGGAGCCGTTCGATTTCAAGAGGATGGTGGTCGGAATCCGGGAAGTGGAAAAAGCATTGGGCGACGGAATCAAACGGCCCATGCCGAGCGAAGAAAAAACGATGGAGATCGTGAAGGAGCGGATGGAATGGGCGGCGTAATCATGTGGTCCGCATAGTCGCTGTGGTTTCCTACTTTCGAGGGCCGCAACATGACAACCTCTGTAAACTATTCGTGGGCTGGCTGCACGGTGCTTATTGAGTGCGCCGATACAGTCCAGCCGGTAGAGAGCGATTGGGTTGTACTGATGGGGTTGGTAGATGCGTTATACAAGACGACGCCCCTCACAGAATTCAATGTTCACAAAATCTCAGGAACGAATCCGCAAGAGCATCATTACGGCTTTATCCTCCAAGACGGCCGTGAATGGTCCCAGATACTAAGGGTCAGCAATCAACATCCGCAAAATAACACGGTCATGAACTTCGCAATTCCCGATTTCTTCAGTCTTGACGAATTTCTTCCGCATCGTGCATTGAGAGATTATATCGTCAAATTGATTGCCATGCGCGGACTGGAGAAAATCGAGATTAGATGGTGATGCGTTTAACCAACGCGTTTATCTGCGCGGCACGGTCGGCCTATTACGCGCTCACGGAGCCGGTGAAGCTGCGGTGGTTGCGACTCACGAACGAGCCGAAATACTGGCCGCCGCTATTTTTATGGGCGACGGGCGATAAATGGGAACCTCTCGTCTCGGTTTATGTGCCCTCCCATAATAGAGCCGCTCTTCTCATCGAGCGCGCCCTGAAAAGTATCTTGGCGCAGACCTACACGAACCTCGAAATCATCGTGGTCGCGGACAACTGCAATCGCGATGCCTTGAACTACATTGCGGATTTCTGCGATCACGACAAGCGTCTGAAACTTATTGACCATCGTGGCCCAAAATCCTTTCCCCACAAGGCCGAGAACTACTGGTTTGCCGGCCGCGTCGATCCTTCCAATGTGGGATTGGAACATTGCAAAGGCTCATGGATAGCCACGGTCGATGATGACGACGTTTGGCTCCCGATGCACCTGGAACACCTTTTGAGATTCGCCCAGCACGGCGATTACGAGTTTGTCTCATCCGGTTCCGTCGTAAGGGGCGGCAGGAAGATCGCGCCGTATGAAGTCAACGGTGTGCTGATCGGTGGAATCCAGACATGGTTCTACCGCTCGTATCTCAAGACCTTCAAGTTCAACCGGCAATGTTTTAGGAAACGCTGGAATAAAGTTTGTGATACCGAATTGCAGGACCGTTTTGTAAAAGCCGGTGTGCGTATGGGGTACTTTCCCGAAACGACGGCAGAGATCGTCGCGCGCCCCGGAGAAACAAAAATAGGGCTCAAAGCCTACATGGCAGACGCAGAGAAGACGGAAAAACATTTCGCGTTCTGATTCATAACCGGCGGGCCGCCGGGCAAGGCCCATCTCCCTCAAATCATTGAATTACATCAGCGGAGGACCGCCATGGGCCACTATTACGCTGTCGGGTTCAGCTCGGCTGATTCTTCGGCTGTCGTCAAAGACATCTTCCAGATCAAGGGGAGCACGAAGGCGAACTTCCGCCTGCGCGAGATTCACCTTGGGAAGATCGCCGCTGCGCAGACCTCATCGGCCATTGAAACTCTGCCGGTGAGCATCTGGCGCGGCTCAACCCTTGACTCTGTGGGCGGAGCTACGGGGACTGTGGTGAATTTGGACGGGCGCTACAGCGCGACCGGGACGTTCACAACGCTGGTCAACTCGTCTTCTCCCGGATCGTCCGGGCCTGCGGGTAAGCTTGTGTTTTCCCGCCCGTGGAATACTCAGAACGAATATGTCGTGAAATGGGGTGAGAAGGACGCCCCGACGTGCGTCCTTGGTCAGCGCCTTCAGGTCAGGATGGGCGCTCCGGCAGCGGCCATCGTCATCGGCGGAGACATGGTGATCGAGGAAGTGCCGCACGTTCCTGGCAGCACGGTCAGGTAACGTAACGTGGCCCTCCCCGTTCTAACTGCCGAAAGACTACGCGAGGTTTTGCATTACGATCCAGAAACTGGCGTGTTCACTTGGGCGCGTTCTAGAGGCTGGCGCGCTCCCTGCGGAGCGGTGGCTGGCGGGCCACATGCGCGCGGCTATCGTGACATTAGGGTCGATATGAAACGATATTTGCAGCATCGCTTGGTGTGGCTTTACGTGCACGGTCGTTGGCCGAAAGACCAAATTGACCACATCAACGGGAATCGTTCCGATAACCGTCTATGCAATCTTCGCGAGGCGACGTGTTCGCAGAATTTGATGAACGCCAGGGCACATAGCCACAATACTTCTGGCTTAAAGGGGGCTTGTAAACATGAGCCCGGATATTGGTCGTCTGTAATTCGCGTAAACGGCAAAAATAAGTATCTCGGCCGATTTAAAAGTCCAGAAGAGGCCCATGCCGTCTATGCCTCTGCCGCGAAAAAATATTTCGGCGAATTCGCGAGGGCTGAATAATGAGTAATCTGTTCACCCGATTAACCGGAATTCATGGCCGCCGTATCGCCATGAATTCCACTGGCGCGATCGTGGACAAGAACGGCTTCGGCGCCCTCATGGTGGATTCGTCGGGCGTCCTCCAGATGGTCGTCAAGTCCGCCGTGGAATTGATCTCCTCGTCCGGGGCCGAATTGGTCGCGCACGGCATGTCGTATTTTTCCTCCGGCACGGCGACTTCGCGCAACTTCACCATCAAGGCCCCGTCATCCGGATTGGAGAAGTTCATCTTCTCTCTGTCGTCGGCCACCACGATTCTCATGGAGACCACAGGCGCTACCATCACGTTCTACACAACCGGCACGTCGTCTTCCGCTCTGACGTTTTCCATCGGCGGCGGGGCCTACGGCGAAACAATCCACATGATGGGCCTGTCCGCGACGCGCTGGGCCGTTCTCAAGAAAACGGCGGCCGTCACGTAATTCCGGATTATCCGGATAACCCCCCGTCGCCGGGGCAGGGCGGCACCTCCATAGCAACAGCACCCATAGGGAGTACGTATCATGGCGTTCAATCGCATCCTGACTTCCATTCACGGCAAGCGTTTCGGGCTTTCCGCATCCGGGACTCCGGTGTTCCAGCCCACGACTTCGAGTGGCCTGAGCCACGTTGCCGAAATCTCTTCGGCCGGCGTGTTCAATTCCTCGATTTCGAGTTTCAACTCGACCATCACGGAACTCATTGCCGCCAAATACAAGTCTGTCGTCGAATCCATCTCATCCTCGGCAGCCACCATGCTGAATTATGGCATCAGCATCATCGCGTCCGATGTGATCGAGGGGTCTGCCCTTACGCTCCCGGCTCCAGAGGCCGGACTGCATAAGACGATCTGGTTCGACACCAGTTCGTCCGGCGCGATCACCGTCGAAACGACTGCCGCCACAATCCTGTTCGAGTCAACCTACCAATCGACTTCATCGGCCATCACGATGGGTTTCGCGGGCGGGCTCCGCGGTGCGTCGATTGAACTGTTCGGCCAAAGCACCACCCGCTGGTCTGTCATTCGCAAGACTGCGGTCGCCTAACGATTGAGACGACGGGGATATTCCGATGGGCGGTCAGTCACAGGGCCGCTCAAATCACGTAACTCCGTAGCAATCCAGCACCCATAAAGGAGTGTGTCATGTCTCTTAATCGCATTTTGACTTCCATCCATGGCAAGCGTTTCGGGCTCTCCGCCTCCGGGACTCCGGTGTTTCAGCCGACGACTTCGAGTGGCTTGAGTCACGTTGCCGAAATCTCTTCGGCTGGCGTGTTCAACAGCTCGATCACGAGTTTCAACTCGACGATCACGGAACTCATCGTTGCAAAGTACAAGTCTGTTGTCGAGTCGATCTCGTCCTCGGCTGCGACGATGCTGAACTATGGCATCAGCATCATCGCTTCTGACGTTATCACTGGCTCCGTCATGACGCTTCCTGCCCCGGAAGTTGGGCTGCACAAGCAAATCTGGTTCGACACCAGCGCGTCAGGCGCGATGACGGTCCAAACGACTGCCGCCTCGGTCATCTTTGAAGCGACATTCGGCTCGTCCTCGTCCTCGATCACGATGTCCGTCCCTGGTGGTCTCCGCGGCGCCAGGATTACGCTGTTCGGCCAAAGCGCCACCCGTTGGGCCGTCATTGCCAAGACTGCGGCTGCCTAATGAACGACGACGCATGATCGGTGTCACCGCGCAAGTCACCATCAACGATGAACTGACCGATGCCGACCGTCGCGTTCTGACCGAGTTTGGAAAAAACGCGGCGGTCTCCATCGACATCGGGACATTCGTTGGAGGCTCTGCCGAGGCCATCCTTCTCGGTGGGGGGATTGTTTATACCATTGATAATTACGCCGGTCTGTACAATCAGACGGCGCGGGCCTGCCCTCCGGAGCTTTTGAAACATCTCGCAGCCGACCGCCTCGACCAATATGGCGAGCGCGTCGTTCTGTTGATCGGGGACAGCCTTTCCTTCGCACGTCTGTTCCCGGAGGCCAGCATCGATTTTGTATTCGTCGATGGCGGACACGATTTTACCAACGCGAAATCCGACATAGAGGCGTGGCTCCCGGCATTGAAGCCGAACGGGATCATGGCGGGACACGATCTTGATCGGAGCCTTCTGAAGGGAACGCTGCCGCCCAAAATCAACGACATGCTGGCCGACATGGATCGCGGCCCCGACAACCGACACTACGGCGTCTTCAAGGCGCTCGTCGAAACCTTCACGCAATTTGAAACCGCAAAGGACATAGAGAGTTCAATATGGTGGGTGAAGCCGGAATGGAAGAAGTAACGACGCCCGAAGCAACGGAGACTGTTTTGGGTATCCCCGAAAAACGGGCGGTCATGAATCTGCCGCCCAAGAAAATCTGCATCCTCGGGACGTGCCCCTCGCGACTCTCCGCTCCCATTGGAGACCTTTCATGGGACGTGTGGACCATCGGGCCGGGCGGCAAGAACTCAAATCGCTGGAACGTCCTGTTCGAGATTCACGGCAACGGAACGTGGCCCGAGGGGTTTGCGGAATACCTGCATGAATTGAAGCAGGAGAAACCCCCGAAGAGGATTTATACCGAGGAGCCGATGCCGGACTGGCCGGCAAACGTGGTGTTCCCCAAGGATCAGCTTTATAAGAAGTACGGCCGGGTATGGTTCACGTCATCGATCTCCTACGCTCTTGCGCTGGCGTTGGAGGAGAACGTCACCGACCTCGGGATTTTCGGCATCGATCTGGAATCCGGCGAGGAGTACAAGGGTCAATTCCTAGGGGCTAGGTACTTTATAGACCTTGCCCATTTGTGCGGCGTCAACATTATCCTTCCGAAGGGCTGTGGACTCCTCCGCGATCCCCTTCCTTACCCGAACAGCTACGAATCGCACATCGCGCAGACCATCGATTCCAAGATCGCCTACCTGTCCCAAATCGCCGCCCAACTCAGGGAACAGCACGGGCAGATCGCCGCGCAGGTGAATCGTGTTGAGGGCGAGATCGGGGCCTTCAATTTCATGCGCCAACTCTACGTGATCGGCGGAGAGTCGGCCGACCGGCGCATCGAAGTCACGCAGAAGCCGAGCGACAGCGCCAAACTGGATATGCTCCTCGCGCTGGTCGGCAAGCACCCAAACGATGCGCTCAAGAAGTTGACCTAATTGCCGTCCCTCATCGACGAGCTACTTCAGCAAATTCAGGGGATGGACGAAGCCTCGAAGGCCAACGCCAAGCGCGAGATTGCCGAGAGGACGAAAAACCTTGTGTGGGTTCCAAGTGATGGGCCTCAGAAACAGGCGTATCTTTGCGAGGCCGATGAACTTTTGTATGGAGGTTCTGCCGGGTCTGGGAAATCGGACTTGCTCGTCGGGCTTGCTCTAACTGCCCATAAACGCTCACTAATTCTCCGGAGATTCAACGATGACGCTCGCCGCCTTGCCGACAGGGCGGTGGAAATTCTTGGGCATTCGGACGGACTGAACCGGACGCTGATGGAATGGCGGTTGAAAGACAAATTTATTGCGTTCGGTGGATGCCAACTTGAATCGGATAAGCACCGCTACAAAGGAAGCCCCTTTGACCTTTTGGGGATTGATGAAGGCGCTGATTTTCTGAAAAGCCAATTCGAGTTCATTAAAATCTGGAATCGATCTGCCGACCCGAAACAGAGATGCCGTATTGTTATAGCAACCAACCCGCCGACGACGGCCGAGGGGCAATGGCTCACGGAAAGATGGGCCGCATGGCTTGATTCTAAGCATCCCAATCCCGCCAAGTCAGGCGAAATCCGATGGTACGCCCAGGCGGATGATGATCGAGAGATCGAAGTCGATGGTCCTGGGCCGCATTTGGTACGCGGCGCTATGACTCGCGCTACATCACGGACGTTCATCCGCGGCAACCTAGAAGACAACCCTGACTACGCGCGATCTGGATATAAAGACCGTCTCCAACTTTTGCCGGAGGAACTTCGTAATATTTACAGTGGCGGCGACTTTTCGATCGGCATGAGGGACCAGCCCAATCAGGTGATCCCCACCGCTTGGATCGAAGCCGCCCAGAAACGCTGGACAAAGAATCCACCCCAGAATGTCCCGATGGTTGCCATTGGTGTGGACTGCTCAGGTGGCGGCAGCGATCCAATGATTATCGCCCCTCGGTACGATTACTGGTTCGCGCCGCTCATTGAGATTCCGGGGAAGCAGCTTCCCATGGACCGCTTGGGGAAATTCGGCGCGGCGGCGATTTTGACCGAGCGTAGGAACAAGGCGCTCGTGATCCTGGACATGGGCGGCGGGTACGGTCAGTCGATTTACGAGAACCTGAAGGAAAACGAGATCGAGGTCTTCAAGTACAACGGTAACGAAGCCACGGGGATGCGGACACGGGACCGGATTTACGGCTTCTACAATGTGCGGTCTCACGCGATCTGGTCGTTTCGCGAGGCGTTGGACCCGGACCAGGATCAAGGCTCACCAATCGCGTTACCCCCGGATCAGGTTCTCATGGCCGATCTCACGACCCCCACGTTCGAAGTCGGGCCAAGGGGAATCAAGGTCGAGACCAAAGAAAACATCGTCAAGCGATTGGGCCGGTCGCCCGACTGCCTCATCGCAGGGACGATGGTGTCCACCCCGACGGGCGACGTTCCTATTGAGCTTCTTGTGGAGGGGGATGCTGTCGTAACGCCTTACGGGACAAGGAGAATTGTCTGTGTGCACAGGCAATACTGTGATAATGTCGTGGAACTCCAACGGGGCGGGAAAGTGTTGCTGGCGGGCAAGCCGTCGCACCGCGTTTTCACCTGGGAAGATGGTTGGGTTCGGCTCGATAGAGTGACCGATACTCATACCTTGGAGAGATTCACAATCTGGAATTTGCTCGCATGGCGCCTTCAAAATCTGTTGTTTACAAAGGGCAGCGCTACCGGATTCAAACGTCTGGTCGATACTATCAATCGAACAACACCTCTGACACGGAGCGACTTCTTCACCGCCGCATCTGGAGCGATCATTACGGGCCGATCCCAGATGGCGTGCATATCCACCACGTTAATGGAGACTGGTCTGACAATCGGTTGGAGAATTTGGAACCGATTGACGGCCGCGAGCATCGCCGCAAGCACATGGCTGAGCGAATGCAGAGCCAGGAATACCGACTGGCCCTTCTCGACTACTTGGCTGCGGGGCGGAAAAAGGCAGCATCGTGGCATTCATCGCCAGAAGGGATTGAGTGGCATCGAAAGCACGGTCGCGCATGTTGGGAAGGCCGCGAGCGCATTCGTAAGAACTGTGAGTCATGCGGCAATGTATTTGACGCCGCAATGGAAAGAGCCCGCTTTTGCTCAACGACATGTATCCAGCGTGCCAACGCGCCCGCGCTCAGAACTATGCCCGCCGTGTGCGTCTGCTGCGGGGCAGACTTCATGGCCAACAAGTATAAGCCCGCGGCCTGCTGTTCAAAGCCCTGCGCCAACATCCTCAGAGTGCGCAATCGTCTACGATCTGACGCTTGATCAGGACAACGCCTACTACGCAAACGGCGTCCTCGTTGAAAATTGCGGTGATGCCGTGATTATGTCCTACTACGCCGGTGCCAGTTCCTTACGTGGAATGGACATCAAGCCCAGGAACCGGCCCGTGGAAGTCGTGACCAAGCGCGGCACGCGCAGCAGCGGCTCTCAGGTCGTCATCACCAAGCGGATGCGGAGGCGATGATGGGGCTGGGGAATAGGAGGTAGGCATGTCAGGTATTGAATCGGCACTTGCCACCAAAGTCATCGGTGATCTCACGCTTGGTTCCGCCCTCGCTATTGGCGGCGCGGGCATGAGCGCGATTGGCCTTGCGTCGTCACTGTCCGCCAAGCCGCCCAAAACCACGGCTCCTCCGGCCGTAGCAGCGCCAGCCGTCATGCCCATCCCGGACGATGCTGTTGCGGTTGCCGCGCGCAGGCGACAGCAGGTTGCCGCATCGAACCGTTCCGGCCGCGCATCTACGCTACTGTCCCAAGGATCGGGAGAGAGCGATACGCTTGGCTAGGGCGCTTGTTCTCTTTCAACACGACAGCAACCATCCACTTAGGCGTTTTCTCAAATCCGGCTTCCGCCACTGTGCCGTCGCGATTGAGGCCGGGGATTATTGGGTTCTCGTGGACCCGAGAAACGGGACTCCCAAAATAGAAGTCGTCGCCGGGACAACCTTCAATCTCGCCGGGTTCTATCTGTCTTACGGCTACACGGTCGTCGAGACCCACGTCGTCGGGGCCAGGCTGATTTCGCCCTTCGCCATCACGAATTGCGTCGGTGCCGTCAAGGCGCTGCTCGGGTTGAGAAATCCCTTCGTCATCACTCCATACGGTTTGTTTAAATTCCTGAAAAAAGGGAAAAAGCCATGATCGCATTCACCCTCCCCGGCGGTGGGCTCTTCTCCGCACCTGCCCCACCCCCGCCCCCGCCTCCTCCGCCTGTCGTTGATGACAGGAGACCCGTGGCCCTCCCGGAGCCGGACAACGCGGCGTCCCGTAGGCGCAAGGCGGTGGCTGACACCACATCAAACCGGGCGTCTACGGTCCTGGCCCAAGTCGGCGAAAACGAAAAGCTCGGCTAAGTAAATGCTCACCCGCGAGCATCATGATCTCATTGCGATCGGGGACAAGCTGTTCTCCGACCGTCAGGGGCTCGTGTCAACGTGGCAAGAGCTTGCGGATCATTTCTATCCCGAACGCGCAGACTTCACCCGCCCATTCGAGTCGGGTGGGGAATACGCATCGAATCTCGACACGTCGTATCCCATCACCGCACGCCGGGACTTGGCCGACTCGTTCGGGGCCATGCTCCGAAGACCGGGAACCAACTGGTTTCATATCGGGGTGAAGCGGGTCCAGGACATCGACGAGCCGGGCCGGAAATGGCTTGAGATGTCCGAGCGTGTCCTGAGACGCGCGCTGTACGATATCGACTCCAACTTCGTGCGCGCGACCAAGGAAGGCGACAACGACTTCGCCACCTTCGGGCAATGCGTTCTTTCGTCCGAGTTGATTTTCCATCCGATTCGCGGAGCGATCCTTCTTCATCGGTGCTGGCACATCAAGGATGTGGTGTGGTGCATGGATGCCTTCGGGAAGATCGGGCATGTCCAGCGCAAATGGGAAGCGACGGCACGCGATCTTGTGGACACGTTCGGGGAGAAGCGAGTTCACCCCTCGGTCGTGAAGTGCCTCGAAAGAGAGCCGTACAGGGTATTCGATGTCCGGCACATCCGCGTCTATTCGAAGGACTACGGCCGGAACAGCAGAACCCCGTACACGTCGATTTTCATTGACGTAGAGAACCAGCATCTCATCGAGGAAGTCGGCCTGTGGACGCCGTACTACGTCATTCCCAGATGGAAAACCGTCTCGAATTCGCAGTACGCGCACTCTCCGGCCGCGATGTCCGCGCTCCCCGATGCCAGAATGCTCCAGCAAATGACCTACACCATCCTGACAGCGGGCGAATACGCAATCGAGCCCGCGATGGTCGGCTATCCGGAAGCGATCAAGGGGCCTGTCGAGGCGTTTCCCGGTGGGTTCACCGCCTTGGATGCGGCTTATGACGAGAAATTGGGAGAAGCCATCCGGCCTTTGATGAAGGGCGGGGAAAGAGCCATTCCGTTGGGTCTGAAGATGAACCAGGACACGCGGATGATGATCGCGGATGCGTTCTATCTCACCAAGCTCGGCCTCCCCCAGGCTGGGCAGGGCGGCATGTCGCCCTACGAAGTGAAGATGCGGACCGATGAGTTCATTCGCGCAACCCTCCCGCTCTTCGAGCCGATGGAGTCCGAATACAACGGCGCGTACATGGAGCAGGATTTCGAGCTGCTTCTTCGTGGCGGCGCGATGGGCTCGCCGGATGTGATCCCGGACTCGTTGAAGGGCCAGGAGACGGAATTCCGCTTCGAATCTCCCCTGAGAGAATCCATCGAAAGCTTGAAGGGCCAGCAGTTCATTGCGGCGCTTCAACTTGCTTCCCAGGCCGCCCAGGCCGACCCGATGGCGCCCAAGCAGATCAATTGGGGACTCGGGCACAGGGATGCTCAGCACGGCATCGGCACGCCCGCTGCGTGGATGGTGGACGAGGAAGTCGTCGCTGCCCAGGCCCAGGCCATGATGAAAGAACAGCAGATGGCGGCGATGGCGCAGAAGGTCGCGACTGGAGCTGAGATCGCGCAGAAGGTCGGCGATGCGGGGCAGAGCGTGCGGCAAATGCTCACGCCTGATCAGCAGGCGGCAGAAGCCGCGTGAGCATGAAGCCCCTGACGACGGCCGATCTAAAACGCGCCCTCGCACAAATGAAAGCCAACGAAGGCGGATGGAACGGCCCCGGACTCTACCGTCAGTGCATCGTCAAATCCGTGAGCGACGGCACCATGACGACCTATGAAGCTTTGAAGCGCCTGTGGAACTTTGGCTTCCGAGGGCGGGCGCTCGATCTGACGCGATGAGCCGCCCCATCGAATTTCTCCCGGCCGACCAAGCCGATGCCTTCGCCATCAAGGCGGTCGCCGAAGGAACCGCCGACCTTCACATGCAGCAACGCGCCTTCAAGTGCATCGTGCAGGAACTGTGCGGCACCTACGAAATGACATTCGACCCGGAGAGTATACGGAAGTCGGATTTCAACGAGGGCCGTAGGCATATCGGCCGCGCACTTGTGGGCATCGTCAATCTTCCCTCGGAAGTTCTCAAACAGGGCTACGCGAATCTTGAGCGTCGCGATGTAGCCATCTCCAAAGTCACGAAAGGAAAACGCCATGTACGATGAGCCCGCCATGAAAGGCGACCACAAGAAAATGTCCGCCGAGGAAATGAAGATGCGCGGCAAGGCGGACCTTCACACCCTCGTTACCGCCGAGGAAATCAAGGCCGACAAGGAACGCATGAAGATGGCCATGGCGTGCCGGAAGGAACAGATGGAAGCAATGGAAAAGGTAAAAGCAAATGGCTGATGACCCCGCACCCCTGACCCTTGAACAGTTGAATATGGTGGCGGAACCCGCCCCCGAACCGGCTCCCGAGCCCGCGAAAGCGGAGCCCGTCCCGGAACCCGCCAAGGCGGCGGCCGAGCCCGTCAAAGAACCAGTCGCCGAACCGGCGAAGGCGGAGGATGGCGACAAGGCAAAGCCAGCCGAGCCGCCCAAGACCCTCCTGGCCGAACCGGGCGAGGGCGAAGAAGCGAAAGGCGAGGGCGACAAGGCCCCGGCGTGGCCCGACGACTGGCGCGACAAGCTTGCCGGCGACGACAAGAAACTCCGTGCGCGGCTTGAGCGGTTCACCTCCCCAAAGGCCATCCTCGAATCGTATCTCAACATCGAGAAGACGGCCAAGCAGGCGCCCAAACCATTGGGCGATTTCCCGGCCGAAGGGACCGACGAGGAAAAGACCGCGTGGCGCACGGCGCAAGGCGTCCCTGTGGCTCCCAGCGATTACCTCAAGGATTTCTCCCTCTCGGACGGCCTTGTGATCGGCGACAACGACAAGCCAGCCATTGAGGAAGTTCTGTCCGTTCTGCATGAGGACAATGTCCCTGTGAAAAACGTCCAGAGCGCGATCAACGCCTACTACCAAATGCGCGAGAAGCAAATGCAGCAACTCAACACCAAGGACAGCACGGACATGCTGACCGCGCGTGACGAGCTAAGGGACGAGTTCGGCAAGGACTTCATGCGGAACATGACGGCGGCCTACACCGTCATCCCCGACGATATCCGTGGCGATCTCATGGAAGCGCGTATGCCGGACGGGACCAAGTTCGGCAACCACCCGCAAATTCTGCGCTGGCTCACGAAAGCAGCCTTGGAGATCAACCCGGCCGCGACGTTCGCCCCAGGCAACGCGGCCAGTTCGATCAAGGGTGTCGAAACACGAATCGCCGAGATCGAGGGCTACATGCGGACGGACGTGCAGAAATACCAGAGCAAGGATGTCCAGGACGAGTACGTCCAGCTCCTTGACCTGCGCGAAAAGATGCAGAGCAAGCAGAAAGCCGCATGATCCAGATCAGGATCATCTGCAACTTCTGTCGTTCGGATATCGTCCACGGCGCGAAAACCGTGGACGGTGCCGAGTTCATCGTCAAGCAGAAGGGCGCAACGGCGGAGGACGACACGCACGTCTGCGCGGCCTGTCAGGCGAAATGCGAGCAGGTCGCGGCATGAGATTTGTGAAGGTCGAGATCGTTGACGCGGACACTGTCGAGGAGGCGGACAAGAAATTCGCCGACAAGACGGATTTGAAAGTCTGGCGCAAGACGGGCCAGATCGACGGCGAAGTCACCCCCGCCCGCGTCACCGACACCATCAACGCAATCTCGCTACGGTACAAGACGGAGAAAGCAACGTGAGGCTCTATTTCTTTGAAAGACTGGTCGAGGAGCCGATCAGCGAGCATGAGACATGGCCTCGGCTTCGGCCCGGACTCGTCATTCGTTGCGGCTACGATGATGAATGTGACGAATATTCTCTGCACATTTATTGGAAGCTGACGCCGCGAACGGCAGTGGGCCTGCTTTACAAGCACTACATCCGGGTTGGGTTTATCCCTGTCAGGCTCCGCAAATCGCGGTTTAGCCTGCCGTTCCGTTTTTTTGCGAGGTGGCGATGAGCGCCGGAACCCTCGCCAAGAAACTGTGGGACGTGATCGTGATGCACCACAACCAGGGCGGCAGGACCAAGGTCGATGTCCACGCCGATGCCGATGATATCCTCCTGGCTCTCTGTTGCATCGCGGGGAACGTGATTTCCAACGTGCCAAGCTCGGCCGACCGGGAGCGGCTTCTCCGGACGCTCGGGCCGCAGACGGACCACTTCGTCAACAAGATACGCAAGCGGCCCAGCATCCATATTCCGTCGAAGTCGCCGTTAATATTACCAAACTGAGGACAGAACATGACCAAATATCAGCGTAGCAAAATTCGTAAGGAAGCATGGCGTCGTGCCGTTGAAGGTGTTGAACGGCCAATCTTCTATCAAGGCGAGTTGATCGGTGCCGTGAAGGAATACGACAACGGCCTGTTGCGGGAATTGCTTGCTATCGCCGAAGCCGAACGCCGGGACCGCCGTCAATACTCGACTGTTCAAAAGTAATTCGTTGCGTTGCGATGAGTTGCGCCGCGTCGCGGAGCGATGAGCGGTGCGGCGATGCGGTACGTCACGATGCGTAGCGGCAGTAAATGACATAACAAATTCGTTGCGATGCGAAGCGGCGCGACGCGCGGCGGAACGATACAAAACAGAGCGATGTGGCGCGCAACGCCACGTAGAGGCACGCGGGATTAATGGATATGCTTTCTCATCTCGCATGTCACGGCCTTGATAGCCATATCAATGCTCTTGGGAATGTTGTTGGTCCCCGCCTCCCATTTCTGGATGCTGCGGCGTGAGCAGCCGATATGATCGGCCGCCTGTTGTTGAGAGAGTTTGTAGCGGGTGCGCCAGAGCTTGAGCTGCCGTGGGGTCATGGAGAGGCCAGTTCGTTGCGATGTGTTGCAGTGCGGTACGGTACGGTACTTAGCGAAGCGATGCGGAACGCGGCGACGCGAAACGAAACAAAACGCTGCGGAGCGCAGAGTTACGATGCGCCACGCTGCGGCACGGCGTGGAAACCTAATACTCTGCGGCCTTCCCGTTCGTCCGCATCTTCTTGAACAATCCCATCGTCTGCTTGATGGGGATCGGGCCATCGACTGTATTGGCGGCCATGACAATCTGATTACGCAACGCCTTGCGGGTGGCCTGTTCGATGGCCCCCAGGACGGCGCGGCCGACATAGAACGCCTCGCGCTGTTCGGAGGTCAGGTTCTGGACGTTCACCGAACGCTGGCGCTTCTTCGCTATCCTGGTGATGCGCTTGGTCTTGGCGATTGGAATGTCGGTCGAAAGCGAGGCGATTTGAGTGTCGGTGGCCCGGCGGATACCCTTGCCGGTTTCGACCACGAACACGGTGCCTTCGCGTTCGAGACGGCGGCGGGCCGATTGCAGGATATAGCGGTCGGCACCAGAAACATCGCGCCCCGTGGCGGTTGCGATGGCGGCGTAGGTAATCAGGCCCTTGTCGCGATGCTGGCGCAGAAACTCGACGCAGGTATCCACGTCGGGGGAAGCTGAGAAACGGGGCTTGGTGGTCATTGGGTTGGTTTCCTTTGTGATAGATCGTTGCGAAGCGATGCGCGGCGCTGCGTGGAGACGCGAAGCGATACGTTACCGAGCGTAGCGCTGCGGTACGGCGCGGTGCAAAGTGACGCGGTGCGGCGCGTTACGTTACAAGGCATCAATTCTCCTTGATGCTTACCACGTTGAACCGGCCATAGAAGCCGTTATTGCGTGGACGGAAGCGGCCAAGGCCGATGAACTGCCCGGCACCCTCCAGAACGTCCTGGAACACGGTGCGGGTCTTGTCCTTAGCCGATGTTTGCAGAACGGTTTCGTCGAGGATCACGAATTCAGCCTCGGTCTCCCATTCTGGAATGATCGGGTAGTACTTCATGACGCGCTTCGGGCCACCCCGGCGACCGTCTGACGGCAGGAACAACGCCTCCATTTCGACTTCATCCCGGTTGATGCCGAGCGATGCCGGTGTGGCGACCATGACGCCCGCCTCGAAATTCTTGGTGTAGGTCGCCTTGCCCTTGCCGGGCACGGAGATGCTCAGAAACTTGGCCGCTTCCGAGAGGCAGTTCTTGAGCGAGTTGGGCGGGATGAACACGACGCCGTTCTTGTCGGCGTGCAGATGGTTCCGCCACGTGCGGCGGTAGTTGTCGTCCTGGGATTCGCCCTGGTCCAGTTCGCGGATGTAGTAGCGCGACTGGGAATAGGGAGAGACGCTGTGGAGTTTAACAGTCAGGGTTTTCATAGGAGTCCTTTCGTTGCGGTGTGTTGCGGAACGTCACGGCGCGTTGCGGTGCGGCACGTCACGATGCGGTGCGAAGCGAAACGTCGCCCCGCGACGCACCGCGGGGCGTGGCGCGGTGGCGTATATGCGCATATATACGCTAGGCGAATAAGTGCGCTTCTGTCAATCGTTATTTTCAACCCGGTAAGGAATTAAATGCGTTCAATCAGTGCAAACAGCGTAATTCAGGTTGATGTGTCGCATGGCGCTTGCCATCTCAAGTGCGCCCACTGCACACGAAGCATCGGCCACCACCGCCATCCGCAGTTCATGTCCCTCGATATGGTCCGTCAGGCCATCGATTCGCTGGAAGGCTTCGACGGCGAGATCGGCTGCATGGGCGGCGAACCGGCACTGCATCCGCGATTCCGCGAAGTGTTGGCGATTTGGCGGGAGATGGTCCCCGACAGACGAAAGCGTTCCCTGTGGACAAGCGGCTGGAAATGGGACGAGTACCGCGACGACATCTATCTGACGTTCGACAAAGACCTGATCCACTACAACGACCACACTCAAACGACGGGGCGGCATCAGCCGCTTTTGGTCGCAATTGATGAAGTCGTTGACGACCCCGAGCTTCGCGAACTGTTCATCCAGAACTGCCCGTTCCAAAGCCATTGGTCGGCCGCGATCACGCCCTTGGGCTGTTATTTTTGCGAAATCGCGGCGGGCATGGGCGCGATCTTTGGCATCCCCGGATACCCGATTGAAAAGGGCTGGTGGCGCAAAACTCCGAGCGAATTCCAGGATCAGGTATCGCAGTTCTGCCATTCGTGTTCCGGCGCGATCCCGTTGCCGAGTTTCTCGGACGGGCGGGGTGGACGGGACGGCCCGACCATCGACATGGTTTCCCCCGGCAATCTCGAAAGGCTTCTCGCTGTGGGCTCGCCAAAGGCCAAGAGCGGCCACGTCAAGGTGTGGGACCGAAAATTGACGCGAGAAGAAATCGAGGAAGCGCGCAAGACATGGAAGCCACGACAATTCAGGCCATTCGAAGCGCATAGCCCAGAAGACGTAGCCAAGACCCTGGTAGAACCGGCGTGATTGCCGAAAATGGCGGAAAACCGCCAAAACAAACCCCTTGCAATTAACTGAAATCCGGTTAAAATAAAGATGTACGGTCAACCCGATTCGTCGGCACCGTGCGGATGTTTTGTACAGCATCCGGCCAACCCGCGTCAGCGGCCCCGGAGAAGCGCACTAAAAACTTAGTCTGCAAAGCGGCATCCTAGAGGTCGCGGCGGCCTCCCCTCTCCGGGGGAACAACCCAGCCACACCATACAGGAATAACCCGTCGAGCGGTTTTCATTAACCCGCAACCGATGAGGTATTCTTATGGCCGAGACTGCATTAGTTACCCGGTACAGGAACGAATATATCGCGGTGTTCGAGGACAAGCAGTCCCGCCTGCGCTATACGACTGTGACCGAGGCGGATGTCCAAGGCAATGCGGCGGTATTTATGACCGCCGGTTCCGGCTCCGCATCCGCAGTGACCCGTGGCGCGAACGGCTTGATCACGGCCCGCGCCGATTCGCTCACCCAGACCACGGCGACTCTCGCAGAGTGGCACGACCTGGACCGCAAGACCCGCTTCAACATCTACGCGGGCCAGGCGAACCAGCGCCGCATCATGCAGGAAACGTCCGTCGGCACGCTGAATCGCAAGATCGACAGCGACATCATCGCCACGCTCGACACCTTCACGAACGACACGGGAACGTCTCTCCCGGCCGATCTGAAGATGATCGTTCATGCGCAGGCGGTGCTGGGCGACAACTTCGTCGATACGTCCGACGAGGACAATATGTTCGCCATCGTGTCCCCGAGCTTCATGGGCTATCTGTCGATGGTCAAGGAATACGGCTCGGCGGATTATGTCGATGTGAAGCCTTTGACGGCTGGCCCGCCCAAGAAGTTCAGGCGGTTCATGGGCGTCAACTGGATTCAGCACCCGCGTCTCACCGGCTCGGTGGGTGCAGGTGGGGCCGGCACCACGGAACAGTGCTTCATGTATCACCGTTTCGCCGTGGGCCACGCCTTCGACAAGGATCGGCTCAACATCTCGGTCGGCTACAACGACGAGCAGGACTACTACTACGCTCGTGCGTCGGCCTTCTTCGGCAGCGCCCTTCTTCAGAACGCCGGTGGCGTGATGATGAATCACGATGCCTCCGCCTTCGCGGCCTCTTAAGGAGGATTGAAAAATGGCATATAGCACCTCGAATCCTCCGGTCCTCGCTGGCGACCAGCCGATCGCAGGCCCCAAGCACTGGCTCTTCGGCGCGACCGAAACCGCGCTGGTGGTCCAATCGTCCACCCACATCACGGACGGACAGGCTCGTGGCATGAAAGCCGGCGACCGTGTGACGTACTTCCTGGTCAACGCATCGGGCGGCACGCTCACCACGCTCTCGACGGCGATTATCCAGATTTCGGAGCACTACGTCACCAGGATCGCCGCGACCTCACTGAACCTGAGCACCGGCGTCACCGTTTCGTCCGCTACCGGCTAAGCTTCGTAACCGTTCTCCTCGTCTCCAACCAACTCGGCGGCTCCCCAAAAGGGGGCCGCCACCTTTTCCCAACATCTTCGAAAGGACACCTGATGTCTCAGGAACCTCAGACTATGCCTAAAGACAAGACCGCCTCTGCCGGGGCGACTCCTCCGGCCCCTCCCACGGATGGGAAAGTCGTTCCCATCAAAAAGGGCAAGAGAATTCTGGAGCCGGATTTCATGCTCAACGTCGCCGGTCAAGCATATCAAACATATCTGGCGAACGTGGCGGTCGGCGTGACCGACCAAGACTGCCTTGAGCCGTTGTTCTGGGCCAATGTCGCCCGGAAGGTAAAACCAATGGATCGAATCGAGGTATGGGCCAAGGACGGCGTATGGTTCGGCGAGTTCCGCGTGGTCTTCGCCGACAACACGGCGGTTCGCTTGCAGAAAGTGCAGCGGGCGGACATCGACGCCAGCCTGACGACCGATCTTTCGGACGATTCCGATTACACCGCCGGGTGGATCGCGCCCCCGCTGAAGTACGGGGTACGGCGCAAGAGCGACAAGGAAGTCGTGGCCTCGAACTTCGAGACTCTGTTCGACGCCCACCAGTGGATTTCGCGAAGAACCCATTCGGCTCGCGCGTAACCGTTTCCAAACAGAACCGGGAGGCGGCGCCTAAACAGCGCCGGACAACGCCATTTCGACGAGTGCCTTAACGCTCTACAACGGCGCGCTCCGCATCCTGGGCCAGCCGAAGCTGACCGCCCTCTCGGATACGGACGAAAACCGCTATGCGCTGGACGGCGTATGGGACGAGAACGCGCGGGACTATTGCCTTGAGCAGGGCAACTGGAACTTCGCGACCCGGACCATCAAGTCCGAATACGATACCTCCGTCTCGGAACCTGACTTCGGTTTTCGCAAGGCGTTCACCAAGCCCACCGACTGGCTGAAGACGGTCCAGTTGGCATCGGACGAATATTTCCAGTGTCCCATTCCGGACCTGGGGTATTCGGACGAGCAGGGCTATTGGTGGGCCGATCTCGAAACCATTTATGTCAGGTACGTCTCAAACGACACGTCCTACGGCTACGACCTTTCGCTATGGCCGCAGGGGTTCTGCCGGTACGTCGAGTATTACCTCGCGTTTTCCATTGCTCCCCGGCTTATCCAGACCAAGGCCGCGATCGACAATATCGAACGCAAGCTGAAGGCCGTCCACATGGATGCGCTGTCCAAGGACGCCCTTAACGAGGGGGTGAAGCAGTTCCCCGGCGGAACCTGGACGCGGGCGCGGAATCGCGGCGGGTGGTCCAGCGATCTCGGCTCACGACGCAGACTGACGGGCTGATTAAACCGGCAGACCGCGTGATCGTCGGAGGTGGGGGACAATAGGCGGCGTTCTAACTGCCTCCTCAACGGTCCATACTCGCTGGTCGTTCTTGGTTTTCCTAATCAGTCTTGCGCGAAGGAGTTCCTTCGAAACGCCAGTGTAGCGGGCAAGCTCTGCGAGCGTGAAGTCTTGCCCCACAAAATTAAGACGAATGTTCGTATTCCGATTGTTGGCCTGTTCTGTTTTGGTGGCCCAGCGGCAATTCCCCGGCTTGTAATCTCCGTTGTTGTCGGGCCAGCGATCCAAGGAATAAGCGGCGCCAGGACGTTCGCCCATATCGGCGAGGAAGTTCTCGAATTTGCGCCACCGCTTACAGACTTTTATGCCGCGCGCCTTGTATTGCTTAAAGGATGGGTAGGACGGATTGGTAATCCGGGAAATCATATTTATCCAAGACGAATAAGTTAGGGACAGCTTCCCGCCGCTTGCGTGGCCATGTTTTTTTCGTTTGCACCCGCAAGAACCAGAACGCCCGCCCACAAGATACGTTGAGGTTCGCTTCTTCTCCGCGCCGCATTCGCAGCGACATAGCCAAAGAGCCATGTTTCTGAGAGAGCCTGCGCGTTCAATCACTGTCCATCGGCCGAATGTCTTGCCAAGGAGATCGTGTGTCATGAGCGTCTCCGCAATCAATGATACCGCGTAGAGTATAATGACTGTTACTAATTTTGCGCAAGCGATTTTTAACAGGGGCGTGATTGACCCCCGTGCCCTTGCGCGCGTGGACATCAAACGCGTGGCCATGTCGGCGGAGACGCAGACGAACTACATCCCGCGCACCTTGGGGGCCATGACGCTCCGCCCCGGCCTGGAATACATCGACTCCACGTACAACGACGGCGAAGCGATCCACATCCCGTTCATCTTCTCCATTGACGACACGGCGATCATCGAATTTACCGATTCGATCATGAGAGTCAGGGTGGACGAAGCGGTTCTTCAAAGGAACAGCGTTTCTTCGGCGATAACGAACGGAACATTTACATCGAATATCACGAGCTGGACGGACGCCGATGAGACAGGAGCGACATCGGCATGGGCGACGGGCGGCTATGCGTCCCTCATCGGCACGCGGTTCAACGCGGCCATCCTGAGACAGCAGGTTACTGTTATCGCTGCGGATCGGAACGTCGAGCACGGGCTGAAGATCGTCGTCGAGCGGGGCATGGTAACGCTCAAGGTCGGGTCTTCTGCGGGCGCTTCGGACTTCATCGCCGAGAGGCAATTGGGCGCGGGGGTTTATTCCTTGGCGTTCACTCCCACGGGCGACTTCCACATCGAGTTCTCAAACCGCTCTGAATACGCGGCGTATGTCGATTCCATCGCGGTGGAATCCTCCGGCGACATGACCATCGCCGTGCCGTGGCAAACGGGCGACCTTGAGAACCTGAGATGGGATACCTCGGCCGACGTTATCTACGTCGCGGCCGACGGATACCAGCAACGGAAAATCCTCCGTCTTGCCACAAGGTCGTGGGGCGTCATCAAATACCAGCCCGAGGACGGCCCGTTTCGGACGGTCAACACCACGACATTGACCATGACATCGGCTGCGTTGACGGGGGACACCACTCTTACCGCGTCAAGAGCGTATTTCAATTCAAATCACGTTGGGGCGCTGTTCGAGCTGACCACGCGAGGCCAGAAGGTCTCGGTCACGCTGACCGATGAAGCGCAGTTCAGCGATTCGATCCGGGTCGTGGGCGTGGGCTCGTCGCGTATTTTCGACTTGGACATCACGGGAACGTGGGTTGCGACTGTCACGCTCCAGAGATCGTTCGACGACGAATCCTCTTGGACGGACGTGACCACCTACACGACCAACCAGAACACGACGGTCAACGATGGGTTGGACAACGAAATCGTCTACTACCGGATCGGAATAGATACCGGGGATTTCACATCCGGAACGGCCGTGGCAACCTTGGAATGGTCGGGTGGGGGAATCACCGGGCATTGCCGAGTGACGGCCTATACTTCCGCAACAGTCGTCAACATCGCCATCCTGGACCACATCGGCCAGACGACGGCGACGGATAACTGGTCGGAAGGGTTGTGGTCGGACTACCGGGGCTGGCCGACCGTTGTCGCTCTGTATGAGGGCCGGCTGTTCTGGGCCGGTTCGGATTGGGTCGTAGGGTCCGTTTCGGATGCGTTCGAGAGCTTCGACGATGAGGTCGAGGGGGATTCCGGGCCGATCATCCGTTCTATCGGTACGGGGCCGATTGATTTCATCAACTGGCTCCTGCCCGTTCAACGATTGCTGATCGGCACGCAAACGTCCGAGATTTCCGCCCGCGCATCGTCGCAGGATGAAGTGTTGACGCCGACGAACTTCAACATCAAGGCCGCTTCGACTCAAGGGTCTGCGCGGGTTAATGCCGTCCGGGCGGATTCCGACGCCATCTACGTTCAACGCTCTGAGCTTAGGCTTTATCAGGCCAAGATGGACATAACCGCGGGCGACTATGTTTCGACGGACCTGACCGTTTTGGTTCCCGAGATCGGCGATCCTGGGATCGTCCGCATGGCCATCCAGAGACAGCCGGACACACGCCTCCACTGCGTTCTATCGGACGGAACCGTGGCGATGCTGGTATTCAACCCTGCCGAAGACGTGAAGGCGTGGGTCAAGATCGAAACGGACGGCGATGTGGAAGATGTGTTCGTCATGCCGGGCGACCTAGAGGACGTGGTCTACTACTGCGTGAACAGAACCATCAACAGCGAGACCAAGCGCTATCTCGAAAAGTGGGCGCTGGAATCGGACTGTGTAGGAGGCGACCCGTTCAACGAGCAGGCCGACTGCTTCGCGATGTTCATCAACAACCCCGCGAGCGCGACAGTTACTGGATTGGATCATCTGGAGGCTGCGTCGGTCGTGGCATGGGTGGATGGAAAGTGCTTGAGAGATTCTAGTGGGGATATCGCGACGTTCACGGTCTCGTCGGGCTCGATCACATTGACCAATGCCGGCAGCTCGTATTCCGGGACAAGGGGCATCGTCGGGCTTCCGTACACGGCACAGTTCAAATCGGCCAAGCTTCCGTATGCGGCGAGCCTCGGGACGCCGTTGAGCCAGAAGCAGAGAATCAGCCAGATCGGCTTGATTCTCGTGGATACGCATAATCAGGGCTTGGAAGCAGGCCGGAGCTTCACCAGCGGCGAGCTGTTCAATCTCAACAAGACCTACCAGGGAACAACGGTCGATCCGGATGACGTTCATTCTTTCCGCGACGACGGCATGGTGACGTTCCCCGGCAAGTCTACCACGGACGCCCGGCTGTGCCTGCAAAGCAAGGCCCCGCGTCCCTGTACGGTAGCGGCGGCTGTGCTGGGGATTTCCACGTATGAGCACGATTCATAGCGATATTGCCTCATCCGGGTCTGAAGCGCGTACGCGTGAGCGAGCCCGTTATTTCACAGGGCGACCGTGCAAAAGAGGCCACATTTCAGAGCGGTATAGTTTTGGCGGGTGCGTTGAATGCGACAACGAGCGTAAGCGAGCGTGGATTGGCCAAAACCGCAAACTTTTTAATAAAAGAATGCGCATAAATCACAGCGAAAGACGTTTGCGAAATCCTCTTAAGCAACTGTACGTCGGTGCTCGCCGACGCGCTCATGACAATGGGATAGAATTCTCAATACAAGAATCGGACCTTTCTTTGCCAGAGAGATGCCCCTGTTGTGGCAAAAGAATCGTTATAACCACGAAGCGTTGGAGCCCAGACACCGCATCTCTTGATCGGGTTGACAGTTCAAAAGGGTATATACCCGGAAACGTCGCGGTCATTTGTTGGCATTACAACATGCTCAAGAAAGACGGGACCGCTGCGGAGCATCGAACGATAGCCGCATATATAGATGCGTTTTTATCGGGCCAATCCACCTGATGGGGATAACCTTCGTCCCCGCAACCCGTAAAGACATAGAAGTTTTCTACGGCCCGAATTGCAAATGGACATTCCGTGCCTTTGCGGCCCGGTTGGGGGATGAGACTTTAGGCGTAGGCGGGATTTACTACGAAGGCCCGCACATCATCGCCTTTTCGAGCTTCAAGCCTGAAATGGACAACTACCCTGTGGCCAAGGTCCGGGGAATAAAAAAGATCATGAGCATCATCGGGGATCGCGAAGTGTACGCGATTGCCAGCGAGCAATATCCTGGCTCGCACGAACTCCTCAAGCGGCTTGGCTTCGAGCACATCGGAGGGCGGCTATTCAGATGGCAGCAGCAGCACCATACCTGATGATCGGGGGCACGGCCCTGTCCGCCTACAACCAGTACGGCGCGGGCAAGGCGGCTGCGGCCGAAGGCAAGGCGATCCAATCGGCCAAGGAATTCGAAGCCCAGCAGATGCTCGTGAATGCGGGGCAGGCGCGGGCCACGTCACAACGCAAAGCCTTGGCTCAGCAGAAACAAACGAAGCTTGTCCAGTCCGCCCTTCAAGCCAGAGCCGCAGCGTCCGGCGGGGGCGCGCTCGATCCGACCGTCATGGATTTGGCGGGCGATATCGCGGCGGAAGGGGATTACCGGAGGCGTGTGGCGTTGTACGAGGGCGACGATGCCTCGCGCACGCTCAACGCCGGGGCCGGGATGCGGCGATGGGAAGGCGAGCAGGCTGTGCGAGCGGGCAAGATCAAGCAGCGGTCGGCCAACATCGGCGCGGGAGCGACATTGCTTTCGGGTATCGGCATGGCGACGGCGTTCTCGAAATGGGGCGAGCCCGGCACTCTCAATCCGAAAGATTACTGGCAAGCCGACCTCGCTCCGGACTACGCCTTCTATGGGAAAAACGGGATAAGGCCGTATTGAAATGGTGAAGCTCCCGAACGTGCAATCGCTTGGCGAAAGCCCGGTCCCTCAATCGAGGGCGCCGATCCTGTCGCCGTCCAATCCGGGCGTGGCGGAACGCGCGGCGCAACAGACGAGTCCTGCATTGGATCAGGCCATCGCCCAAACCATGTCGGTCATCGACAAGCAGGCTTCCCTACAGGAGGGGGCCGACCGCCTCGCGCGACTTCGTGATTTTCGGGAGAAGGCGAACACGGAAACCAACCGCGTCCTGACCCAGGAGGACATCGCATCCCCGGAAGTCACGCGCGCCTACGGCATGTATATGAATCAGCTTGAGCAGGAAACGCTCAAGAGCCACGGGGGCCGTCCCGAAAGCATGGCCAAGCTCGGCGAGCTTCTATTCTCGACCAAGGCCGGCCTTGTCGAGAACGTCTCCAAAAAGGGCGCAGAGGCCCTGTACAAGAAATCCGTCACTGCGCTTGGCGAGGAAGCCAATTTCGGGGCGCAAAGAATCTCGGCCAACCCGTACAGTTGGCGAAACGAGTGGGCTGATTTTTCCAAGATCGCCGATATGGCGCAACTTTCTCCGGAAGCGCGGCGCGAGCAGAAGAGCACGGCCTTGGCCTACTACGCCGAGCAAGCCGCCATCAGCATGATTCTCAAACGCGATACCGACACAGCGACCGATATCCTTGGTGATGAGGAAATCGCCCGCGCCATGCCGGAAGCGCGGCGCACGAGACTTTTGAAGGCCATCGACGCGGCGAACAAGCCAATGGACCCGAAAGACCGATATATGGTTGCGGGCGACCGAGTGATTGATCTCGCCGCGCCGGGCGGTGCTCCAAAGGTCGTAATCAACGCGCCGCCGAAAGACGACCGCACCGACATTCAAAAGGACGCTGACGACCTTGGATTGAAAGGCGCGGAGCGGGAGCAATTCATCCGCGATTACCGGAACAAGCCAGGCGTGTCGATTGACATGAAAGGCGAGGGTTCTTTTACCAGCACTCTGGGCGATATTGACGCAAAAAAACTGGCGCAGCTCCGAGATAATGCTGAACTGGCCCACTCAAAGCTGGTCAACATCCGGGTCATTCAGGAATCAATTGAGGGAGGGACATTCAAGGTAGGCACATTGGGCGAGTACCGTTCCGTCCTTGCCAGGGCCGCAGAATTTATCGGAGTCCCGGACAATATCAAAAAGGTAATCGGTGCCGCAGAAACTGCCGACGCCATTGATTCAGCCGCGAAAATGCTGGCCATCAATGAAGTCCCGAACAACCTGGTCACGCAGGGCCTTCAAGGTCTGCTGAAAACAGCGTTCGCACCAAAGAAGCGACCCGGCACCTAGACGTACCCTAGACAAACTGGCCGACCAGGCGGTAGGCT